TGGATCTGCGGCGATGCCGGGGCGCACAGCTTCGACGGCACGAGCGTCTCTATCTACGGGAAAACATTGAGGAAACTCGACGGAGCGATCCGTCAGGAAAGGCTGTTTGAACCATGAGGATGCGCATCGGCCCGAAGGCCACCGACATGTCGTGCTCGCACCAGCTCAACTTCGTGCCCGACGGCCACAAGTGCGGGCGCCTGCACGGCCACAGCTACAAGGTCCGCGCGTGGGTGAGCTGCGACGCGCGCTGCTTCGACCCGGCCGAATGTCGCTCCGAGGGTCTCGACGAGCCCGTGCAGTGGGTGATGGACTACGGCGAGCTGTTGGAGGCGTGCAAGACCGAGATCAAGGACGTGCTCTGCCACCGCCACCTGAACGACACGCTCGAGCACCCGACGACGGAGAACCTCTGCCGCTGGGTCTGGCCTCGGATCGAGAGGCGGCTGCCGGCGCACGTGAGGCTCGACAGCATCGAGATCCACGAGGGCGAGCACGTGTGCAGGCTCGATCGCATCTAGTTCGTCCGGCGCCTGTGATACGGTGCCAGCACAACCAAAGGCAAAGGCCGGGAGCATCACCTACCCGACCCGAGCTGCACCGGGCTTCACGGCCCACCGGAGCAACGATGAAAGAATCACACCGCGTCGGAGCAGACGCAACCCCTGCGGACGAGACAGATCGCTTCGCCGCGGCATGGGTCGCAGAGTTCGGCGGCCCGAAGTGATCCCGCTTCCGGCCCGACTGCGCCGCCGCAAGGTCCCCGGCCCCGAGGCCATGCGCCGGCTCGAACTGCCGGATCTCCCCCACGGCCGAGGCCGAGCGATCGCCCCGCTGATCTGGCTCGCGCTGGCCTCGCACCTGCGATGGGGATCCGAGGGGACGAAGGTCTGGCCGACCAACGCCAGGCTGGCCGATCTCACAGGCGCCCCGATCCGCGCGGTCGAGTACGGGATCGCGATGCTGCGCGGCGCGGGGAAGATCTCGATTACCTACGCCAAGCGAGGCCGCTGCGGCTTCGGCCGTGTCATCGAGCTTCACCTGCTCGGCGAAGGTAAGAGCCCGAAGGTCTCGATCCCGAGCCCGGAGAACATGGCCGCGCTGTGGCGTCGAGCTCGGGCCGAGCGGGAGCGGCCGGCCACCGTCGTCGCGCTCGCGGTCGCAGCGTTCGCGCTCGCGGCTGCGCAGCACCAGGGCCGCGTAGGGCACCGGCGGACGGTCGAGCCGAAGCTCGTGCGGCTGCGCGGGCTCGTCGGGGCATCCGGCGGCGAGACCTTCTACCGCCGCCTCGCCGCGCTCGAGCAGCTCGAGATCATCGCGCGCGCCGGCGAGCACTGGCGCCACGGGATCACGGTGTTCGGCCACTGGGTCCGGGCGACGCTGGCGAAGGCCGTCGCGGTCGCGCGGGAGATCCTGCCGGCGGCGAGGATGCGCAGGTGCGCCGCCGAGCACCCGCCGGAGCCATGGACCGGGCCGCCGCCTGACGAGTACGCGCCCGGCGGCTGGGAACTCGTGCTGGACTGCGCATGAGCGCCAACTGCGCTGAAACAAAGATCGGAAAAGATCGGAAGTTGCGGAATACGACCCGATCGGGACGGTATCTCCACGCGACATGGCAATCACCACCAACGATCTACCCCTCCTTCACTCTCTGACCAGCGAATGGACCACCTTCGCAGATGACGCAGATCTCTCCGATCCGTGCGGAATCAGCATCACCGTGCGTAAGCTGCGCGACGCCGGCCTCGCCGAGTTCGACGGGACACGCGCACGTCGCACCGCCAAGGGTACGAAGTACATGCGCAAGGGTCGTGTGAGCGACGCGGAGCACGCGTTCAAGTGCTTCAAGGACGGGATCCGCGACGCCCACGCAGGCGAGCACGTGCCGTCGTGGCAGGAACTCTATGACGGCTACTCGATCATCGACCCTAAGCGCTCGCGCTGTGATGACCAAAGCCTTGCTGGCGACGTCGACGTCATCGCCGGACGAATCTTCGCCCGCGAGCACAATATCGCTACCGATCACGAGCCGACGATCGCCGACTACTACCGCGCGGCGGGGCTCTCCAACGCCCGCACGATCTTCGAGAGGCTCGGGCTCACCTGGTGACGGACACCCGCGCGGCTTGGCTCCCGCACGATCTTCGAGAGGCTCGCGGGCGAGGACGCATGATCCGCTACGGCAGCCTCTTCGCCGGTGCCGGCCTGCTCGACTACGGCCTGCACCGGGCGATCCCGTCCCTCGACTGCGCGTTCGCGGTCGAGGTCAACGACGCCCGCCGGGCGATCTTCGGCGCGCACTTTCCAGACGCCAGGCTGCTCGGCGACATCGAGTCTGTCCGCGCGTCCGACATCCCGCAGATCGACGGTCTGATCGGCGGAGTCCCGTGCAACACGCACAGCACCAGCAACACAGCAGGCGATCGCGGCCTGGCGCCAGAGTGGGAACATGCAAAACGACTCACGCGAGATCTTCGACCACGGTGGACCCTCTGGGAGTCGAGCGCGAAGGACCGATCCTGGCGACGGTGGGTGCCCTTCGTGCGGCGCGACCTGTGGGATCTCGGGCATGCCAGCGTGCCGTTTCGACTGCGAACCGCTCCGCGCGGAGCCCCACATGACCGCGATCGAGCGTTCGTCGTTTCGTGGCAGGAGGCTGCCGACCGCGACGGCGAAGGGCAACCACCTCGCGCCGTACATGCAGCGCTGGCCAGCCTACGCGCGGCTCCAGCGGATCTGTGGGACGGGTGGGTTCCTCCCCGCGCGCATGGCCGCCTGGCTCATGGGTCTCCCGTCGAGTTGGCTCGCGCGGTCGGCCTCGGCGTTGACCAGCGCACCGCAGCCGACGCCGCCAGGGTCCTCGGCGCGCTCATCCGATCGCTGACCAGTCGCACGCAGCAGGGAAGCGGAGCGCCCGCCCGCTGGTAGGCCCGTCGATGGCACCTCCGACCGCGACCTCCGTCCAACTCTACACGCGCGAGTACTTCGACTACCTCAACCCGGATCCGTCCGTGATCACGCTCGACGTGATCGCGCGCGGGCTCGACGTGCCGAGGTTCAACAACCAGACGACGCGCCCGATCACGGTGCGCGAGCACTCGCTGCGGGTCGACAGGATCGCGCGAGTCCTCGGTGCTACCGGGCCGTGGCCGCTGCTGCACGATGCCCACGAGGCGCTGGTCCCGTGGGGCGACTGCTTGCGGCCTGGTAAGACGCAGGAGATGCGAGATGTCGAGTCCGCAGTCGACGCGGCGATCATCCACGCGCTCGGCCTCGACTATGCGCCTTTCGTGTACGAGCACGCAGCGATCGTCGAGACCTCGGACGTGGATGGATACGAGGCGGTACAGGTCTGCAATTTCGGAACGGTTGGTGGAGACCTCGAGATCGTCAAAACCGCCGACGCGATCGCGCTCTACTTCGAGGCGATGCTGTGGCTCCCAGGCGGCGGTGACTGGGCGCCTTCTGTGTGGCCGGACGCGGTCGAGATGGACACCGACGCATTCCTGCCGCTGATCGCCCCGCGCCCAGGCGAGTGCTGGCGGAACGAGGTTGAGTCGCGGCTCGGGAAGCGATGACCAGCGAGCGCGGTAGGTCGACCATGGACAGCTCCATCGCATCACTGGACGCAGCCTTGCGCAAGAACCCGATCCCGCTCGACGACTTCGCCAAGCTCGGCGACGAGCAGCAGCGGATCGTAACGCGGGTCTGCTCGCTCGTCGGAGGATTCGAACTCCTAACCGACGAAGTCGCGCGAGAGAATGGCAGCAACGCGACCGTCGACGCGAGGACCGATGCGCTCGTCGAGACGCTCAACTACGTCTCCCCGGCGGCGCTCGAGGGCCTCACGGGTGCGCCATGCTGATCGGGTATCGCAGGCGCGAGAACCTGTTGGCCTTTGCCAAGTGGCTCGGAGATCTCGGCGACGAGCACGAGCGGATGGCGCTCGAGCTTCAGGCCGTGGCGACGCCGACGTCGCGGCGCATCGCTGCGGAGTTGATGAAGATCGACGAGCAGGCCCGCGAGCATCGCCGAGACGCGCTTCTGCTCGCCCTGCCAGATGGCGCGGTGGAGTACCGCGGCGACGACCTCGACGCGATCCCGATCCAGCGCAACGGGATCACGCTCGTGGTGCCAGGCGAGACGCCGTGCGACGTGCTCGACGCCATGTTCGAGATCGCGGCTGCGCTCGAATGCGGCGCGATCGACCAGCACGTGACGCTCGCGGCGCTCGTGCGCGAGGTCAAAGAAGCAGCCGCGGACGCGGAGGAGGATCGATCATGAGTACCGGGATCCAGTGGACCGACGAGACGTGGCTCATGTGGCCCGGGTGCGTGCCCGCGTCGCCTGGGTGCGCCAACTGCTACGCCCGCCGGGACGCGTGGCGACTGAGCTACAACCCTAACCCGAAGGTCTCGGCGCCATACCAGGGGATCGTGAAGAAGGTCCTCGCGGACGGGACCGAGATCCTCGCCGGTGAAGATCACCGGCGCCGGCGCGATCCTGGCGTGCTCAAGTTCACCGGTCTCACGCGCTTCCTGCCGGAGCGCTTGGCGATCCCGCTGCGGTGGCGCAAGCCTCGGCGGATCTTCGTGAGCGCGAACTCGGACCTGTTCCTGCCGTCGCGGGTCGCGACCGAGCAAGGACGGCGGCAGATCGCGGCGGTCTTCGGGGTGATGGCCGTGTGCAAGCGACACACGTTCCAGGTGCTCACCAAGTGGCCGGGCGAGGCGTGCAAGTGGTTCGCGTGGCTCCGTCCTGGATGGGGCGACGTCATGCAGCCTGCGCTTGAGCAGCACCTGGACGATGACCAGATAGGCCAAGTCAGGCGATCTGGTGACTGGCCTTGGCCGCTGCCCAACGTGTGGATCGGAACGAGCGTCGAGGACCAGCCGCGCGCAGACGATCGGATCCCGAAGCTGCTGCAGGTGCCGGCCGCGCTGCGGTTTTTGAGCTGCGAGCCGCTGCTCGGACCGATCGACCTCGGGCTGAAGAGGCTCGGCGACCGCGGGATCGACTGGGTGATCGTCGGCGGCGAGAGCAACGGCAGGCCGTGCGACGTCGCGTGGATCCGCTCGATCGTCGAGCAGTGCAAGAGCGCCGGCGTCACCGTCTTCGTGAAGCAGCTCGGCTCGGATCCTCGGCACGGCCTCGAGCGTCTCGACCTCCGCCACTCCCACGGCGGTGACGCGAGCGAGTGGCCCGAGGATCTGCGCGTACGCGAGATGCCGGAGGCGTCGTGATCTCCACGACCGACATCGGCCACGCGCAGGCCCTCGTGCGCAGGTTCGTCCCGGCGCCGCACCGACGAGAACTGCACGATCTGCTCGCCCAGGCCAGCGCCGTGCTCAAAGGCATGGGGACGATCGGAGGTCTCGCCATGCACTACGCGCTGCCACGCGCGAGGTCTCTCGCCCGGGCGGCCTACCACCACAGCGATCTCGCCGACACGGAGCAGTCGACGCTGATCATGGCGATGTCGCTCGTCGAGCGGGTGCTGCGAGGCGACTCATGTTCTGGCTGATCGGGCTCATCCTGAAGCTGCGCAGGTTCGGCTTGCTCGTGACGATCTCGTGGCTGCTCGAGCTGTGACGCGCGGCGCGCTGGACCACGGCCCGGATCACGCGTAGCATCCGGTCGTGGCCGTCGGTGCGATCTCCGTTACCCTCAAGGGCTCGCTCAGCAGCTCGCCAGCGACGTGCAACGGCGTCGGCACGGCTGGATCCTCGGGTCCGAGCTTCCGTCTGAGCCTGCCTGCGAGCGCCGCTGCAGCCACCAACGACGAGTCGACGACGTCGCGCACGGTCGATAGCGCCGTCGCATTCGAGGATCTCGGGCTTCCGCCGAACCTCCGCGCGACCGTCTTCTATCTGTCCGTGCAGACGCTCTCGCCGTTCACCGTCGAGATGACCTACGAGACCACGGGCGTCGTCGTCCGCACGGTGGCCGGCAGCGGCGGCCTGATCTTGGAGACCCCCGCGTCCGATGATCGGATCTCCCTCGTGCGCGTGCAGGGCCAGGGCGACCTCGAATGGTACGCAGCCGGCGGGATCGTGTAGGATCTGGCCATGTCCGAGAACACCGACACGTCAGCCACGCCAGAGGTCGAGCCGAGTCAGGCTCCAGAACAAGCTCCCGCGCCCGCCGCAGCCGCGCCGACTCCAGCCGCATCGCAGCAGCTTGAGCTCGAGCCTGAGACGGCGGAGAGCCAGCCTCCCGTCGAGTCCGACCCGGTCTACCGTGCCGCGATCGAGCGCGCGAAGGTCGAAGCCGCCGAAGCCGAGCGGGCACGCCTCGCCGCGCGCGAGGAGCAGATCCGAGCCGAGGCCACCCAGGCCGCCGAGGAGCGCATGCGCAACGAGGCCGCCGAGGCCAAGCGCGTCGCCGAGATGGGCGCGCAGGAGCGGCTCGAGCACGAGCTCGAAAAGCAGAAGGCCGCCAACGCCGAGCGCGACGAGAAGATCAAAGCCGCGGAGGCCAATGCGGCCGAGGCGAACAGCCGGCTCGCCGTCACCCAAGCGCTGAGCGACGCGGGTCTGCGCCTGGCGAGCCGCGCTGACGGAACGCCCGACGAGGCCCTTCGCCGCGTCGCCTTCGAGCGCGTCGCCGAGAAGATCGCAGCCGGCGTCCCGATCGCGGAGGCTGTCTCGGAGCTCCACAAGACCGACCCGGCGCTGTTCGCCGCGCCGCCTGCCGTCGCGCCCGAGTTGACCTCCACCAGCGCCGGGCAAGGCCAAGCTCGCGGATCCGTGTCCACCGCGCGCGCGCCTTCGGCCGGAGCCGAGTTCAACGCGCTCAAGCTGTCCAAGTCCGACTACGAACGCTGGAAAGCCGGCAACGGCTATCTCGACCACGTCACCGAGGTGCGTCTACACTAATCCGAATTCCACTCTCCTGACGACCGCCAGCCACGGAACACCAGGAGAAGATCATGAACATCGTCATTGGAAACGCCAACGTCACCAAGCTGATCCAGACCAATACCGTCGCGCGAGAGATCGGTGAGGCGCTGTTTCCGGGACTGCTGTTCCGGGCCGCCGCGCACCGAGAACTGTGGGAGGCGGCCGCAGGCCAGACCATGGACTTCCTGGTCCCTGGCCTGATGGCGCCGGATCCGACTCCTCGCACGCCGGGCGTCACCAAGCCCTACCTGACCCAGGACTACGAGCGCTATCGGGCGACGCTGCGCCCCTACGGAAACCCGACGCAAGTCAACATGCCGAACAACTACGTCACTGCGACGTCGTTGTACCTGGCGAAGATGCACGCGCTCGGCCTCCAGGCCGCGCGCACACTCAACCGGCTCCCGCGCAACGAGCTCTACCGGCGCTACTCGCAGGGGCACTGCCTGGTCGACACCGTGGCCGGCGTGACCGTTCGGGTCTCGTCGCTCAACGGCTTCCGCGAGGCGTTCGACCCCGCAACCGGATCTCCGATCCCGGTCAGCAACGTCAACCCGATCTCGCTGCTGTTCAACGGCGTCCCCACGGCGAGCGTCGTGATCGCTGCCGTGCCCGATGACGCGACCTGGCCGGACGGACCCGGCACGCTGACCCTCGACGTCGCGATCGGTGGCCTCGCGCCCAACGACCGGCTCGACACCGCAGACGCGTCGATCATCATCCGGCCCAACAACGTCCCGAGCGTGGACGGGATCAACGCCGGCGATGTGCTCGACATGGGCCTGATCGGCCAGGCGATCACCTCGCTGCGCAAGGACTCGATCCGAGGCTGCGGCGACGGCTACTACCACATCCACTTCGACCCGGACGGCGAGAACTCGGCGTTCGAGGACAACCGCTTGCAGCGGCAGATCGAATCGCTCGGACTCGACAACGATCCCTACCTCTCGTACTCGATCGGCCGCGCTCGCGGCTCGACGTTTTTCTCGAACAACGAGACCCCGACCGAGGGAACCGTCAGCCACTTCGTCCAGTCCCGCCCGACCGGCGCCGCCCTGGCGATGGGCTCCGGCGAGGTCGGCAGCGAGTTGGTCAACGCCTCCGGCGTCCCGATCATGAAGACGATCGTCATCGGAGGAGACGCGCTGATCGAGAAGTACGCGAACGAGACCGCGTTCATGAGCGAGGCCGGCGTCGCCGGTCGGATCGGCGGAATGATGCTTGAGAACGGTCGCGTCGAGATCCCCGTCGACGGGATCCGGTTCATCACCAAGGCGCCGTCGGACGTCTACAACGAGCTCGTCGAGCTCGCGTGGTCGATCACCGCCGACTGGGTCTGCCCCACCAACCTCCTCAGCGGTCGCACGGCGGCCCGGTACAAGCGCGCGCGGGTCATCGAGACCGCCTTCGTGTAGGCCACGCCAGGCCAAGAAAGGACCAAGATCATGAGTCGCACACGTGAAGAACACCTCAACGACGGCAGCGCCTCGGCGCAGTTCGCCGTCGCCGTCGCCGGCCTCCGCTTCGAAGCCGCCGATGGCACCGTCTACGGCCTCGGCTCCGTGCTCAAGGGCATGTCCCCGGGGCTCGCGCTCCGCACCGGTCTGGCCTCCTCGGCCACGCACGTCGAGGATCTGCCTGGCCGCGTGCACGCGGTCGTCGACGAGGCCGGAGCGGTCAACCTGACGATCGTCTACGCCGGGGCCGCTGGTGCCGGCGAGGTGCTCGTCACCTACTCGACCGTCGAGCCCGTCGGCGTGCCCACGCTCGTCTTCGGCGACGGGGCGAACACCGGCTACCAGATCGACAAGGACGTGCTGCCCACCGGGTGGCTCGAGTCGCTCGAGGCGATCGCCAGCTAGGCCGACGTCGAGCCTACGACGCCCGGGTTCGCGGTTGCGGATCCGGGCGTTTCTGCGTCTGCTCGGTCGCGATGCGACCCTCGCTCCGGGCCCACGCTTCGAGGGTTCCCAGGGTGGTCACGCGCTTGGGTCCCCGCGCTTCCACGCCGACTCGCACTTCGCACACTTGCACCGGCCGTGCTTCGCGTAGCGCTCGCGCCAGACCATCGCGTCCCACCGGTCCTGCTCGTGCGAGCCGTCGTGCTGCTGGCGGTACACATGCGCGCCAGCCTGCTTGATGGCCTCGATCAGTTCCCCTGGTGCGAGGGTCTCCAGGGTGCTCATGTCGGGTCCTCCAAGTCTCGCCGAGTCATCCTCGGGATCACCCCGGCGGTCATGCTCGCGGACGGACACCCCTCCTGCTCTCGGTATCCGTGCCTGCGCCGATTCATTGGCGGAGAGTTTCTGCCCGAGGTATTCGGTGAGACGCGCAATGGCTTCCGGATCCTCGGCCTTGCTCCGAGCGATCACGGCGCAGGTGCGCTCACCGTGATCGCTCGTCAGCGTGACGCTGTATTCATAGATCCACGCTGGGATATCGCAGAAGTCGATGGAGTAGCGATCTCCGAATCGGACAGCGACCGCGTCGCGCAAGATCGCTGGCGCGGTGCTCACGGATTCGGTCTTCGCATCCAGCGGCGAACGGCTCACTTCGTGGCCTCGCCTTTGCGCAGGATCGAGCCATCCGGCCGAAGCACGCTTCCGTCGGAGTGCGTCGGGAACATCCCCTTCTTGATCGCCGCCTGGTCGTGCTTCGGCGGACCGTACACGAGCTGCCCGAGCTGCCCGACGTTCTCGGCGGTGGCTCGTCGCGACCGCGGCGACCACGTGCCGTCGACCATCGCGCGAAGCTCCGGCTGCCGCGCCATGCCAGGGGCCTCGGTCTTGCCGCAGGTCGTGCAGCTGACAGAGCCAGCGATCCCGCTGTCGTCGGCCACCCACCGGCACCAACCGAGTTCCTCGCCACGCCGCTGCGCGAGCACGTTGCGGCGGCAGGCGATCGGATAGAGGACCGCGTCGCCGTCCTGGATCGGGTGGCGGACGCCGTGCATGGTCTCGTCGCGCTCCTCGGTGGTCGGGCCGGCCGCGAACATGCGCGACTCGTCGATCGCGATCTGCTGCTCGAGCACGTCGAGGAGTGCGCGCTTCTGTCGCGGGGTCAGGAGCAGGGGCTCGCGCCCGTCGGCGCGGTTGTTCGAGTCGCTCATGCCGCACCTACCGCCAGGACAGGGCTCCGCTTCCCGGGACGGGCCTCGCGCGAGGTCCGCTGAAAAAAGATGCAGATCGGCGGAATAAGGCCGCGAGCGCCCGGTTGCTGCCCGCGATGACCACCCACGACTGGCAGACGCGCCTCGCGCTCACCTACGCACCAAGCTCCTACCAGGCCGCGATCTTCGACTTCGTCGAGAACGGCGAGGGCAACGGAGTCGTCAGGGCCGTCGCCGGATCTGGCAAGACGCTGACGATCGTCAGCGCCGCGAAGCTCGTCAGCGGCGGCCTGTTCCTGGCCTTCAACAAGGTGATCGCCACCATGCTCGGCGAGCGTCTTGCGGGCACCGGCATGTCGGCATCCACCGTCCACTCGCACGGCTTCGGCGCTATCCGGCGCGCCTTCGGACGCGTGAAGGTAGACGCGAACAAGTACCGCGACTTCGTCGACGACTGCATCGCGGAGATCGACGCGGCGCAGACTCTCCGCGGAGACGCGCTCACGCCCGAGGAGATCAAGTCGGTGCTCGACGACGGCTTCCCCCGTAGCGCGACGCTCAAGCTGATCGACCTCGCGCGGCTCAGCCTGATCGCGCCAGAGTTCGCCGACGAGTTCGCCGACGCGTTCGCAGACGCGGTCTCCGGCATCGCCCTGCACCACAACGTCGACTTCGAGTCCGAGGTCACGCAGCTTGTGGTCGACGTTGTGAGGCTTGCCATGCGGTGGGGCGCCGACAACCCGCGGCTGGTCGACTTCACGGACATGGTCTGGCTTCCGTGCGTGCTCGGACTGCAGCCGCAGACCTTCGCCTGGATCTTCGTCGACGAGTGCCAGGACATCTCGGCCGCGCACCGCGAGCTGATCCACCGCTCGATGCGACGCGACGGCCGGGCGCTGTTCGTCGGAGATCCTAAGCAGGCGATCTACGGTTTCGCGGGGGCTGACGCGGCGAGCTTCGGCGCGATCATCAGCGAGTTCGAGTGCGCCGTCCTGCCGCTCTCGGTCTGCTACCGCTGCCCGACTTCGGTGCTCGACCTGGCCCGCGAGATCGTCCCGCAGATCGAAGCCCGCGCCGGCGCGGCTGCTGGCACCGTGCGCAGCTCGACGACGGATGCGTTCCTCGACGACGCGAAGCGCGGCGACATGGTGCTCTGCCGGCTCAACGCTCCGCTGCTCTCGCTCGCGTTCAAGCTGATCGGCGCGGGCGTGAGTGCTGCGGTCCGCGGGCGCGACATCGGCAAGGGCCTCGCACGGGTGATCGACGACTGCGCGAAGCGCTGCAGCTTCGACGGCTTCGGGCTCGCGCTCGAAGCGTGGGAGGACCGCGAGAAGGACCAGACGCGCAAGCGCTTCGGCAAGCGCAGTGAGGACGCGCTCGCGGCCCGGATCGAAGCGATCGAGGACCAGGCCGAGTGCATCCGCGTGATCCTGAGCAGTTCCGGCGCGAAGTCTGCCGCGGCGCTCAAGGACGCGATCGACAGGCTGTTCGCCGACGGGGATCCGGAGGTCGTGCTCAGCTCGGTGCACCGCGCCAAGGGCCTGGAGGCGCCGCGGGTCTTCATCGCCAAGCCCGAGCGGCTCGGTGCCGCATGGCCGAACTCGCGGCCGTGGATGATCGAGCAGGAGCAGAACCTCGAATACGTGGCCTACACCCGCGCGCAGGAGGAACTGGTGTTCCTCGACGGCGTGCCGTCCACGAGTGACGGTGACGGTGACGGCGACGGCGACGGTGACGGCGGCACGTGCCCGTACAGCGAGGACGGCCGCTGCTACCCGGAGAGCGACGGGCACTGTCATTGGTGCGACCGAGATTGCAGCCAGGCACTCTCCGCTGGTCCTGTCGGCGGACGCTTCACGATCTCCGACGATCCGACAGGGCCCGCGCCGCTGCCTCCGGTCGCCGACGACGCGCCCGATACCTACGACCCGATCGACCGCGCTGCCCGCGTAGCGCTCGCGCGCCGACTCGACGCGGGGCTCCGTGGCCTTGGCTTCCGCCCGGTCGCCTCGCCACACGGAGAGGTCGTCTACGCCCGCGACAGCGCCGGCGTCATCTGCAAGGTCTACTCGACGATCGTCGGCGACCAGGTCCGCGGCGTCGGGCAGGACTCGATCAAGGTCGCGCTGGTCCGCGACGGCCGCGGCGTCGGCAAGGCCCGCCGGGTCAACCGCGTCGGCAAGATCGCGGACATCGTGGACCGCGTCCAGCAGCGCGTAGCCATGCTCACGAAGTAGTTCCAAGAAACATCACGAAACCCCACAGTTGCGCGAGATCTCGCGCCCATTCAAGAGTAGGATCCCAGCCATGTCCGAGCCAGCCAACACCTTCGCCACCGACGTCTACGCCAGCCTCGAAAACCTGCGAGGTCTCGCGCGCCACTTCACACGCTCCGCCGCCGACGCCGAGGACCTGATCCAAGACACCTGCGTGCGGGCGCTGACCTACGCGCACACGTTCCAGGAAGGCGCGAACCTCGACGCGTGGCTGACCACGATCATGCGCCGGCAAGCATGCTCGAGCGCGTCCTCGCACCACCGCCGGCTGATCTCCGTCGACCCCGTCGACATGGATCGGCAGGGCGCGGTCGTCGTCGAGATCGAGGCCGACATCGACGAGCGGCGCGAACTCGCGGAGCAGCGCGCGAAGCTCTACGCGGCGATCCGCAAGCTGCCTCCGCTTTGGGCCGACGCGACACGGCGGGTGATCAGCGGGCAGACACACCAGGAGATCGCTTCCGTGCAGAGGACGACGGCGAACACGATCGACGGTAGGACCTCGCGCTCGCGCATCCGCATCCGCGAGCTCGTGGCGGCGTGATGCCGGATCTCCGCCACGGCAGGTGGCAGGACGTGGCCTCCGACATCGAGTGCGACGCCTGCATCTTCGACGCACCGTTCGGGGAGGACACGCACTCTCGCTATGGCAATGACGGCCGGGAGTTGAGGAGCACGGGAGCGAAGCCGCAGGACCCTCGCTACAGGCACCGGCCGAACTACTCGCCAGAGATCGACTACGGGTTCCTGACACCGGCCGACATCCGCGAGTTCGTGGAGCATTGGCACCCGCGGACGCGTGGCTGGATCGCATCGATCACCGACCACAACCTCGCGCCGATCTGGGCAGTTGAACTGACCCGAGTCGGGCGCTTGGCCTTCCCGCCGATCCCGATCATCGACGTTGGATCGAGGGCGCGCCTGTGTGGCGACGGGCCGAGCTGCTACAGCTACCAGTTGGTGGTCGCGGCGCCGGAGGAGTGGATCGACAACGCTTGGCTCGTGGTCGCTCGTCCGCGCTCGAGCGAGCTGCAGCGCTGGGGGACGCTCCCGGGGCACTACATGCGCAAGCATGGAGATCCTCGATCGCCGAGGATGGGCGGGAAGCCGCTTGGAGTGATGCGGGAGATCGTCCGCGACTACGCGATCCCGAAGCTGCGCGACGACGGATCGAAGCGCTTGCCTGACTGGCCGGAGCGGCCGGTGGTCGCGGATCCATTTGCCGGTCTGGGCACGACGATGCGCGCTGCAGATCTCGAAGGCTGCAACGCTGTAGGAGCCGAGGTCGACGAGGTCGCATATCTCGAAGCGCTGGAGTACCTCGGCGCGCCTACACGTCCGGACAAGACCGGGACGCTCGCTCTGTTCTGACTCGGAAGCGACCAATGACAATTTGAGTATCCACTGTATGCAACAGCCAACGTTTCACGCGCACACCGACATTTTAGGTGACACGATAGTCGTCAAACAGGAAGGATCCGACCTAGCGTGGAGCTTTCGGTGCGGGTCCGGATTGAGGTTTGAACTCATCAACTGCCATCCTGAATCGAACAAGCATCAGCATCTTCATGAAGGAATCGTCGACGCCGTAAAAAATGAAGTCGCTCGCACAGCCAAGATTATCTCCAGGCGTCAACTTGTCGAGGCAGAGTTCGAAGCGGCCAGGGCTCGGCTCGCTGTCCAATTAATGTACGGCGAAACGATCGACAAACAGGTCATATTTGCGTCATCGCAAGATATGGAACACAGCTACCATCTCATAGACGACGTTCAGGATCTCAGGTCAGCGCTTCATACGGTGTTGATTGTGCTGGAAACGCTCACGCGCCCATCGTCGGGCTAAGGGCAGGTCGGCACGTCGCACTGGATCAGCGTGAAGCGGATCCCGCCGCCCTTGGCCGCCTTCACGCGCTCGTACACGCTCTTGTAGAGCGCGGCGCTCAGCCACGGGTAGCCGTCGAGGAACGCGTAGTCCCACGCCTGCCCGAGGAACTCGGCGTAGGTGTCCACGTAGACAGACGGCGGCCCTTCGTCCCACGCGGTGCCGAACTCGCCGAGCGTCGGCGGAGGCACGCACACGAAGAAGTTCCACTTCGCTTCGAGGTCGCTCAGCGGGAGCATCGTCAGATCCGTGGGGAACAGATCGCCGGGCCCGTAGAGATCCCACGCTCCGACGAGGTCGGGCGCGAAGCTGATCGGCGTGTCCCAGAACAACCCGAGGAAGCCGTCGCCTGGATCCACGATCTGCCCGGCCAAGCCGAACGGCTGGAGGATCTGGTTGACCTCGCGCTCGAGCAGCGTCGGGCTGACCACGTTGGCGAACCGGCTCGCGCGGATCCGCAAGGCTTCGTCGCTCTCGCCGACGCGGCGGACCACGCCTCGCTCCGCGATCTTGAGCCCGAGATCATCGTCTCGACCGCCGGCCGGCGCCGTCATCTCCGTGATCGACAGGCCGAGATCCGTCGCGTCGAGGATCGTCCACGACACCTGCCCGTTGCCCTGCGGGTCCAGCGGATCCGGGAGCAGCGGATCTGCGATCCCGACGATGCACCGGCCGGCAAGCGGCTGCTGGGCCTGCGAGGTGAAGCTCGACACGCGCGACCGCAGCCAGAAGAAGTCGAGCCCGTTGACCACGACGGACGCCCACGCACCCGGGGTTGACCACGAGACGCTCCGTCGCCCGACCTTCTGGAAGCTGTTCGTGTCGTCGATCAGATCCGGCATCGTCTGCCAGGTCGCGCCGTCCCAGTACTCCCACGTGAGCTCGAGCGTGCCCGCGAGCGCGGTCGTGACGACGACGTCGAGGAAGTCGAAGCGCTCGGAGGCGCCGAAGTAGAAGGCGTCGCCAACGGCCGGGACGGCCGGGAGCAGCGGCACGTCGTCCGCCGTCTCGCTCCTGGCCTCGGTCGTGAGCACGGTGAACAGGCCACCATCGTCGAGTTGCGCCGCGCCGATCAGCTGCGGGACCGCGCCGTCCTCGAGCGTGACGGTGCGCGGGAACATGTTCGTGGACATCGGATCCGCGACGGTCGACTGCTCGTAGTCGATGATCCTCAGAACGCGTCCGATGTTGTTGGCGTTTCCGGCGAAGTTGATCCGCAGGTAGAGACCGACGTCGGACGGCGAGAAGGTCGGAGCAGCGCCGTCGTCGGTGAGCGTGGAGACCTCGCCTGCGGCGACGGTGAGCACGCCTCGGATCCCGGATCGCATCTGGCTGAGATCCTGGAGATCAACGATCGCGGTGTCGGGCTCGGTTGGATCTACGCCGGGGATCGTTAGGTTGCCGTCGGCGTCCGCGAGGTAGTCGAGGTTGCCGGCCTCGCCGATCAGCTCGCAGGTGAGTTCGACGGCGCGAGGTGCTTCGTCCGGGTCGTCGCCGAACCACTCCTCGTCGGCCATGCTCCGATAGACGCGACCGCGCGGGCCTTCGGCGGTGATCCTTCCGGAGACGAGGATCAGGTGCTCGTCGAGGTCCTGCGTGCGCTCGAGCGTCATCACCATCGTGGCGCGCACCGCAGGCCCGGCCGGCTCGAAGCCCGGCGGCACGTGGAAAAACTGCCGGGTCGCGCCGCGGCTCATGACATTCGCCAGCTCGGCGAGGTGCCGCGCGTTGCCGCGGTAGATCTGGGCGGTCTCGTTGACCGGCGCGGTCTCGTTGTCGAAGATCCGATCGAAGTAGAACGCGTCAGTCGTGACCTCGATCGTCCGCACGAAGTCGTCGCGCGAGGGCGGTTGTTTGGGCGAGGGCACGGCTCAGGCTACCACTGCGGGCGCTCGTCAGCCGTCGAACAGCGAGCCCTGGGCCGGCTCGTCGTCGCCGCTCAGGATGATCTCGATCAGGGCGAGCCGATCGGCCTCGCATTGACGGCACGAAGGCTCGGCGTCCATGTTCGGCCGGACGCCGTCTGCTGGCTGGCCACAGTCGACGCAGGACGAGCCGGGCTCGCATGGGCGCAGGTCGATTTTGCGATCGGTCATGACGGTGCGGACTCCTCTTCGAAGACGTCGTGCTCGCACTTCCACGTTGCGCGATCGCGGCTGTACTTCGACAGCATCGCCACCAACTGGATGTGCGCCTGGATCAGCGCGACCATATGACGGCCGCCGCGCTCCCGTGCGTCGTACTCGGCCCAGCCCGGCGTGGTCATATCGTGCGACGTCGGTGCGCCGTACTTCGCCGCGTGCGCCTGTGCGTGGGCCCATGTCAGGCCGGCGCGCTCGATTTCTCCGGCGCCCACAGGACATCGTGCCCGCCAGTAGTCGTGGGCGGCGAGAAGCTCGTCGAAGCTCGGGAACCGGACAGGGTCGACCGTCCGTCGTAGGTCGTCGAGGCGCCCCGGGTCCATCGGCTTGGGCTCGGTGCTCATGACGGCGCAGCCTCCAGCGCAGCGACGAGGGCCTCGGCGTAGTCGGGGTGGAACCTCGTGCCTGTGCCGGCCCTGAGGTCTGGGAGCCCAAGGCATCCTCCGCTTGTGCATAGCGCCCAGCCATTCCCGTCGAGGACATGGATCACGGAACACGTTGGCCCCCACGCCTCCCGAACGAGCGCGAGCAGGCACCCGAGCGTGGCAGGGTCGTCGAGGTCGGGTGTCACGCCGTCGATGTCGTAGCCGTAGCCGTCGGAATCGTTACCGGTGCGATCCGCGTGACAGAGGGCGCCGCCGAACACAACTTCGGTCGGCACACCCTGCTCATCGACCGAGACCACGAGCGCGTCGCCCGTGTCCATTCCCGGCATCCACCGGAACCTTTTGCAGGCCACCGCCCGCGCCCCAAGCGACGCGCTCATGATGCACCTTCGTCATCGCCAAGCGCCCGCGCGGCCGCCTTGCGCAGCATCGCGTGTGTGACTCCATCCGGCACCTCGTCAGCCCGGAGCACAGCCTCACGCGCCCGCTTGCTCTCGGGCCCGTCGCCGGCGATGAGCACGAGCGTGGCGCGATCCCCATGCAGGGCCTCGAGCCACTCCGCCCGGACCTCCGCGTCGGCCTTCGCCTGGGCCAGACGATCACGGCGGCGCTCCTTGGCCGCGGCTCGTTTCGTTTGGCGCGCCATCAGAAGGTCCAGTGTCCCGAGTGAGCCGGGCCCGCATCCGGGGCAGCGAACGTCGTCCGGTCCGCGTGAGGCACGACGCGCTTGGGGATCGGCGCGCCGGCCTCGTCGAGCTTCTCGGTGACGATCTGCTCGATGTAGGCGCTGATCGGCACGCCGACCGCTTCGCAGTGGTCCTTGAGCCGCTGGTAGTGGATGCCCTTGATCGAGATGCTGCGTCGGGTCGTCTTCTTGGCCATGCATGGACTACCTCGGCGGGCCCCGGGTGCTTCCCGGGAAGCACCCGCACGGGTGCGCGGTAGGTCAGCCATGAAGATCGCGGCGTGCCTCACTTCGAAGTCCATGCACTACTGCTCACCGCCCAAGATCATCACGCGCATGCGAAGCCTGCTCGTGCCACCGGGCGCGGGCCGGACGCTGATCGATCCGTGGACGAACGACGCGAGCCAAGTCGGCGCGGATCTGATCGCCGACGGGATCCGGGTCTCGGGCCACGACATCCGCTGGACCGACGCGGACTGCAGCTATGAGAACCCGCCGTACGGATCCGAGATCGAGGACTGCATCGAGACCTCGCACCACTGGCACGTCGAGGTAGGCATGCCGGGCGTCATCCTGCTGCCGGCGCGGACCGACACGCGCTGGATGCAGGGCGGGACCAAGAAGTCCGGCAACAGCGTCAAGATCGTGGCCGGGATCCATCGCTCGTGCGACGCCTGGGTCGAGGTCAAGGGCCGGCTCACGTTCTGGCGGCCGATCCCGATCACGCGCAAGGTCGCCGCGGAGTCGGCGGACCCGGACTACTACCTCCAGAAGTGGTGGCCGTGGGCGTCGAAGAAGAAGAAGCTGCCCGCGCCGTTCAGGATCGTCGGGCCTGGGCTCGCCGTGGGGCCAGAGGTCTCGGGCAAGCCAGGCAAGCCGGCGATCCCACAGGCAGCGCCGTTCCCGTCTCTCGTCGGGTTCTGGGCGGACCGCGTCGGGCGCTACGGGCTGCGAGACGAGGGCGCCGAGCACCCGATCGACGTCAAGGAGTTCGCGCGCTACTTCGCCTCGCTCGGGACGCTCTACGTGCGCACGGGTGACCGGCGCGGCGTGTATCCGCGGGGTGCGGCATGAACAGTCCGAACTCGATCACTGGTCGACCCGGCGCGACATACCGCGTGAACGACAGCACAGGAGCCGCTGTTGCCCGCGTCTCGAAGATGGACGCAGGGTCGTGGGGCCCGTCCGGGTGGTACGACCAGCGCTCCATGGCGCTCGTGGGATTTGAGGAGCAAGACGCCGTCGAGTTCATCTCGAAGGCCGGGCTCGTGCAGGCGTTTTGTATACTCAGCCAATGATCCCTGTCTCTGGCTGTCGGTACTGCGTCCACCTAACTGGAACTGGTCGGACTTGCACAGCGTATACGACCAGGATTCCCGACCGCTTCTGGCTCGGCGAGTCACTGCATCTAAGCGTACAGAAACGGCAAATCGGTAAAGACACGCTCGTTATCGGCAAGGACTCCGACGTCGATGCGCTGCGACTTGCAGGGCTCACAACTCGGGTCCGCGTTCCCGTAGCATCTTGACGTATACGTCTGGCATGTCCTCCCATCCAAGGATCGCGGAGACAGCAGAACGCAGACCTTGCGGGAGCGCGTTTGTGTTGCCATCGGACAGCGCAAGCGCGACCGCCTCTGCAAAAAACTCGTACTTATCCGTCGAACTGTAGCGACTTACAGAAGAGAACCCTCCAGACTTGAACGAAGACTCGCCCCATTGGATCCACGCCTTGCGCATGAGCGCATAGCCGTCATTTCGATGGTTTGAAAGATCTCGAAGATTGAAGTCGATTCCATGACTAAACTCGTGCCGTATCAGGTGAGATAGGATTACCGGATCATCTGTCAGGTGACCGTACCGTTGTGCTAGATCATGACGTTGTTTTGTGCTGATCCTGGCAGCGGAAAGATATGGCTGCTTGCCGTCAGCGATGTCGCGCATGTCGTCGCGTAGCGCAGCCGATGCAGTCGGGATCCCGTCCGGGTCGAATGATAGTCTGATTCCCTGAGGGTACGGAGGATTACGGATAACTTTCTGGGCCAACGCAGTGCCTCCACGAAGATCATCGATAACGATCTCCGTCACCTCAGGCGCAAACGGCGTCGACTCAAGCATCCTAAGCTCGCTTTCGATCATACGAGCAAACCCTGCTGGCATCTTGTCGGCATTCCATTTTATTCCTCTCTCTGCCATGGCATCGATCGCATCCGCGTCGGTGTCGAAGATACCGCTTTCACCAGCTCGAGTTGCATGCTCAGCGATGATTTCATCACGAATAGCTCGGTATTCGGCTTGAACACGAGTCTGATACGGCGTAATCGTCTCGGTCCATTTGTCGAGCGCTCGGTATTCTGCATTGGAGTATTTATCCATGACCGGACGCCGAGCGAGTAGATCATTATAACGTCGCTCGTCATCTGTCATGACCCGTGCGTCCCACCGGCGTTCGATCTCTGACTTCTCCGGTTCATTTGGTGCGGCAGTTGAGACCGCCTCAGCGACAGCTTTGTCAAGGTCGTCCTGCGTCATGATGTCTTGATCAGGTAACGGCTCGGCCGTCTCCTGATCGAACTCCCGATCATCGCCCCACGACTTTCGCCACCCAACGACGATCTCGCGGTCGTTCGGCCGGTTCGGCGGCGCCATGTACTCGCGGCCGGTCGTGACGTCGACGAACGGCTCGCTGAGCCTCCGCGTCTGGCCATGCAGCAGCCGCGAGTCCTGCCCGGTCGCCGCGTCGAATGTCGCGACCAGCTTCTTCAGCATCGGATCGTCCGGCTCGTCCTCGGCGTGCAGCGCCGCCATCGTCGTCGCGTTGTAGATCGTCGCCGTCTCCGTCCTCACGATCCGGTCGACCATCCACTGCTTGTCGTTGACATGCTCGCGAACGATCGACATCACCTCGTCGCGCGCGTCGGTCCACGGCGTGCCGACGAGCACGCGCTGCGCGAGCGCATCCTCGATCGCGCTGACGGCCTCGGACCCGTAGCGGGCGAAGCTCTTGCGGTAGATCCGAAGGCGCGAGCGCAGCAGCGGCTCGCGGTAGTCCTCGAGCCACTCGAGCGAGTCCCACCGCAGCGGCACCGTCGAGCCCGTGAAGCTCTGGTCCAGCAGCCGCAGCCACTTCGCCGAGGAGTCCTGCGCGCGAGCGGCGATGCCGGGGAGCGCACGCCGGAGTGACGCGAGTTGCGATGCGCTGAGGCCCTTCACCGCCTGCGCGAGTTGGATCATCGTCGCGGCCGAGTTCGCGGCCGACCAGGATCCGCGGCGCGTCTTGGCGAGGTCCTTCTCCAGCTGAGCGAGCTTCCGCTCGACGATCCGGCGCTGCCGCACGCTGAGCGTCTCCCAGAGCCCGTCAAAACGGCCGCGCTGGATGTCGGCGAGCTCGGCCGCGAGTTCGGTGCTCACCGCCTGCTGCCGTCCTGTGAGCGGCTGACGGGCGGGCCACCGTTGACCGGCCCGTCCCATCGATGACCGTTCGGGCAGCGGTGGTAGTCCCACATCGCGTCGTAGCCTTCGGCCGGCTCGGCGCAGGTCGGGCAGCGCGGGCGGTCGTCGCGGTATGGCACGCGGGAAGCGTACACCGGCGGCGCGAGTAGGCCCGACGATGGCCGATTCACCAGTTCAACCCGATGTCTCCGGACCGTTTGGCTTGGAGTGCGACGCCTGCGGTGAGAGCGTTTTCAGGCGCGACGCCGATCGCTATTCAGACGGCGAGGAGGACTACTGCCCGGGCTGCGGGGCACGCGTCGTGGTCAACATCGACAATGGGCCTGTCGACGAGGAGGACTGGTCCGCCAACGCATTTGTCTACGAGCACGGAGGCGAGGTCGTGACCAGGCTGCGAGCCGAGGTCAAGCGGCTCACCGCAGCCCTCGCCGACGAGGAGGGCGCCCACGCGATGACCGCAGCCAACTTCGAGGGCTACGTCGAGGACGCCGAGGCCCGCCTCGCCGAGCGGCCCAGCCGGGTCCGCGGTCGCCTGACGCCCGGCCGCACGGCGACCGGCGAGATCGCGCTGTGGTGCCTGGCCCTGTGGTCCGGGCGGCCAGACCCATCCGAGTGGGAGTACGGCGACGGCACGCCGTTCGACATGGGCGCAGCGGTGGCGGACGCTCACGCCGCTTTCACCAGCCTGCGCGACGTCGTCGATCGGCTCACCCGTGAGCGTGACGCCCTGCTCGCCCGCGTAGCCGAAGCGAAGCGGCCCTGCGAGGAGGTGGAGACTACCCCGACAGTTCCCGGGCTCTACTGGCGCCGCATCCGTGGCCTCGACGACCGCGCGTGGAGTTGGGCGCCCGCCGAGGTCTATCGTGGACCCGACGGCCAGTTGATGACGAACGGCTACAGCATCGACGGGCTGGCCTGGGGCCCTCGGCTTGTCCCGCCGCAGGAGCCCGATACGGAGCCCACGCCATGACCCTCCGCACCGACGCCGCCGTCGAGAACAACCCGGCCTATCCGCAGGACAAGACAGCGCGGAGCGACGCACCGTGAGTTGGTCCACTGCCGAGGACTGGATCGCGCGCGGGCTCGCCGAACTCGTGGAGCGCACCGACGAGATGATCCGCATCAGGACGCGCCTCGGTGTCACCATCACCGTGTGGCGAGGACGATGTCGCTACCCGACCATGCGGGATCTGAGTGACTTCCCGAGGATGCGCGCACAAGACCATCGACGACCACAGCCGCGTGGTGGCCTCTAACGAGCCAGCGTGCGGCGAAAACCCCGTGAGCGCAGGCGCGGCGGTGCGCAAGTGGACATGTTCCGACTGCGGTCGTGAAGCGGCATGGGGTCCGCGCTGGGCCTACTACGGGAGCCTGGAGTGCAAGGGCTGTTCACGGACGGCCATCGACCACGTCTCGTGCGGGTGCAAGCCGCAGAAGTACGCCCGCCCCAGGAGCGCCTGTCGCTACCCGACCAGCCCCGAGAACTCGGCAGCCGATCCGCGGTAGCGGTTGCGATCGATCGGCGAAGGCAGTCCCGGCCACGCATCCGAGAACTCGAACTCGCCACCTCCGGACCACTGCCAGATCGACCACGGCCAACCAGCGATCGACTTCGGCGGGTCGGCGGCGCGCGAGTAGCTGACGAGCCACAGGGGCACGCCTCGCTCGCGTAGCTCGAGCGCAAGCTCCGTCGAGTGCTGGTAGTCCCAGAACCCGGCCCCGGTGTAGACCACAGGCCGTCGACCCGTGAGCCGGACGATCGTGTCGACCATGCCGCGGACCATGTCGTCGCGCTGCTCGACGTTTGCGATCGGCCTACCGCCGGAGTCCTTGCCCGAGTACTTCTCGAGGTCGATCGCGATCGGGAGCGCGCGCTCGACGAGTCCGAGGTCGAAGGCTGTCCGCGCCGCGTGCTCGCCTTCTGCGACTCCGTTCGCGTAGCCGTCTTGCGACTCGCCGAAGCGGTTGTCCGGACGCGCGAAGTGGTACATGCCCGGCACCACAGGCGATCGACGGATCCGATCCGCGTGATCTGCCGCAGCCGGGTCGACGTACGCACCATCGCCACCACGGCCCTCGGACCCCTTGACCCACGCGAAGGTCAGGCCGGCCGCCGACGCCTCGATCCAGTCGCATGCGTCAGGCCGCTGGCTGTGGCTGACGTCGACGCCTTCGACGATCACTCGGTCTCCTCGTCTTCGGACTCAGGCTCGTCTTCGGACTCCTCGGCCTTCGGCTCCGCTGTGGCCTTGGCGCGCCGAGTGATCGCTCGGCCGAGCGTGTCGAACTGCTTTCCAGCCTCGGGCTCGACGCCGTCCTTCTTGTCCTGAGCAACCTGCTCGAGCTGCGCCTGGATCGCTTCGTTCAGCCTGCGCTGCGCATCGGGCATGGTCGTGTTCGGGAAGCCCTCGTTGATCGTGAACTTCGCCGCCTCCGGGGTGAGGTCGCGGCCGGTCCGAGCGAGCGTGTCTCCGAGCGTCTTGACCTGGATGCCGTTCATCGCTTCGTGCTGCACTTGCTGATCTCCCGTCTGCGTTCCGTCGCCGGTGTCCGGCATGTCCGGCTCGCCTTCGCCGCCGTCCTCGACATCCGGCATCATCGTCTCGTCGAAGGCCGCGACCTTCTCCGCCGTCTCCTCGCGGATCCGCTCGAGCTCCATCGCTGGATCCGTGTCGGTCTGCGCGAGGTTGACCGCGTACGCGACTGCCGTCTCCTGCGAGAGCACGGGGCGGCCGCCGTTCATCTTCGTGAGCGCGTCGGCCACGGTTCGAAGCTCGTCCGGGATCGGCTCATGAAGCGCTGGCCAGTTGAGCCGGACAGCGCCGCCAGGCCCGATCTGGTGGGGATCGCGGACGGTCTCGATCGTGCCGTCGTCCGCGGTGATCTTGCGCTCGGCCTGCGGGATCTCGATCCCCTTGCCCGTGCTGCCGACGTTGCGCATTCCGAGCTCGCGCAGGAGCGTGTGCACGATCCGCACGAGTTGCTTGATCCCGACTCCGATCGGGTTGCGGCGCTCGCCGGCGCGGCTCATCTGCGTGCGGTGCAGGATCTTGAGCGCGACGCCGGACCAGTTTGAGCTCGCCTTTTCGGGCGTGATCGCGACGACACCGGTGCGCCGCTCGATCCTGGACTCGAGCGCGTTGATCGACTTCCACGACTGGTCGATCGCGGCGCCCGACGTCTCGAGCAGTTCGACGGCGCCCTTCTCCGAGACCGTGATCTCGGCGCCGTAGCCCTTGCGCCTGCGGGTCCACTGGTTGAGGCCGGACTGCGTGTCCTTCACCACCAGCGTTGGATCGTTGTTGGCCCTCGATCCGCGCATGACCATCGACATCGACTTGTCGAGCTGGTCGACCTGCTCGTAGACCGCTTCGCAGTCGGGGACTCCGAGCGGCTCGTCGGAGCACAGCGTGTTCTGGACCCACACCACCGGGCAGCGGCCGGCCTTGTGCTCGACCGGCGCCTCGCTCAACTCGATGTCCTCGGGCAACTCGGTCTTCGTGCCGTCGTCGTCGACCGGCGTGTAAGTCCCGATCGGCTGGTCGTGGTAGGCGTAGCTGTGGGTCTGATCCCACGCCCGCGTCCGCCAGACCTCGCCGCACTCGACCTTGCCGCTCGATCCGATCCGATAAATCGTGACGCGCTTCTGCTCGATCACGAGTTCAGGGATCCAGTCGCACTCGTCGGACCACTCAATGTGGAGATGTTCGGGCCGAAGGACTCGCGTCGAGAGCTTCCCTTTGCGGACCTCGACGAGCATGCCGAAGGCTCCCTGCGCGCCGCCGTGCTTGCGACCCTCGGCGAGCACGGGCCAGATCCCAGCGTGCTTGAACAGCGCCTCGATCGCCTCGGAGCTCGCGTCGTCGCCAGCGATCCTGATCGCGGGCTGGCGGCCGTCGCCGAGCAGGAGCGACGTGTAGGTGTCGACGGTCTCGCCGACGATCATCGAGTGGCAGGTAGGTCGCTTCTGGCCCCACGGGATCGAGCCCTGATCCGCGCGGACGTAGCCGCGCATTCGCCACTCCAAGAACTGCTCTCCAGACGTGCGCTGATAGCCCTCCCAGTCGACCGAGCACCCGTCGTCCTGGCGCTGCTCGTAGTAGAGCCAGCGCATCGTCAGGAGCCGCGCGCGCGGGGTCTCTTCGAGCCCCAGGACGCGGAGCTTGCTCAGGCGCGGGTTTACGGGCACCCGCGCAGGCTACCACGGCGGCATCACCGGCTGAACAGGTCCAGATCCGGCACGTCCACCGCGGGCAGCATCGCGTCGTCGTACTCCCGGAGCGCGCTCTTGCGGATCGTCTCGCTGAGGATCCACCAGGCCATGAGCCGATCCCCGGTGTGCTCCCTGGGCTTGCTCGGATCGAACACGAGCGCCTCGCTCATGAGGTGCTCGATCTCAGGCTCGGGCTGACCGCGCTGGCCGTCGCCTTCGTCGAGCCCGCGGCCGGTCGCCGTCGGCTTCGGCGGGCACGGGAACACCCACTCGCCCTGGCTCAGCCCGGTGGCGAGACCCTCGACGCCGTTGGCGATGTCGCGCTTGTTGAACTGATTCGTGTTGTGGTCGAGCAACGGGATCGCCGTGCTGTCGGTGATCAGATCCATGACCATCTTCTGCGCGCCGTTGTTCTCGACGCCGATCGTGGAGCCGTAGCGGAGCCGGACCTCGAGCAAGTTCGCCTTGATCTCGTCGGACTTCCAGCACCCGCTGCGGACGTCGATGATCTGCTTGCGCCCGTCGGGCCGGAGGATCGCCGTGACCATCGCGGTCCGGTCTGCCCCGGGCGCGCCGCGGTGACCCAGATCCACGCCGGTGAAGGCTGGGTAGAAGATCCGCGCCGGCGAGAACGGCATCCCGAGCCCGGCCGTTAGCGCGGCCTCAAACCACAACTCCTTGAACCGGCCGAGGTTCAGATCAGGCTTCTCGCACTGCAGCATCTGCTGCGCCTTGCGGGGACCGAGTTCCTTGATCTTCTCGTCGATGACCGCGACCGGTAGCGCGCGCGGAGCCGTCGGGATCTTGCTGCCGTCCTCGGCGAGCGTGTAGGCCGGCGTCTTCAAGTACGCGAACTCTTTGTTGTTCACGAGGTCCATGAGCGCGTCCATGGAGTGCCAGAAGTTGCCCAAGACCATCATCCGGTAGTCGGGCCCCGTGAGGCGCGACAGCACCGTCGCCAGCCACTCGATCATCTTCGTGCGGCCGTCCTCCGTCAGCGTGTTCGAGAAGTTGCACAGATCGTCGATCACGAGGATCGTCGCGCGCGAGCCAAGCAGCGAGTCGGCGTAGGCACCGTAGGTGCTGATCGTGTAGTCGGCTTCGACCGGGCTCACCTCGCGCTCGACGGTGATCTCCGTGCTGCGCCAGATCTTGCCCGGGCGCATGCGGGGGAACACGTGGTGGAGCCTCGAGCGCGCGCGGTCGTCTTCGATCATCGCGGCGAGCAGGCTGAGGTGCTTCTTCGGCTGCCGCTGCGTCGCGCTGAGCCAGATCACCTGAGCGTTCGGGTCGTTGCCGATCAGCCACAGGATCATCCCGCGCATCAGCATCGACTTGCCGAGGCCGATCGAGCCGTGGAGCACGGTCTTGCGGTTCTGCTGCCAGAACCGGATCCACACGACCTGGATCGGGTCGAGCTTGATCTGGAAGACGTATTCGATGAACCGGACGGGATCGCGCCGGCACATCTCCAACTCGCGCATCCACGCGCGGCGGACCCGGTGCGGGTACACGCGGCGCTTCGCCTTGCTGCGCTTGGGTGGCGCTACCACGCTCGGATCCTAGCGCACCTGCGCGGGTGCGTGCTCCGATCTTCAGGACCGCTCAGCGAGGGCGAGGATGCGTTCCCAATCGGCCAGGTCGAAGATCGTGATGCGCTTGCCAGTGCTCGTCGCAGGCACACCGATCGCCCGCAGCCGATCGACGACCCTGTTCGCCCGCCGATATTCGGCCTGCAAGCCGGCACGGTGTTTCGCTCGCTCTTCGAACTCGGCTTCGACCGTGGCGACGTCCACAAGGTTACGCGATCGCACGCTGCTGTCGGAGGGTCCGCGGAGCCATTCGGCTCGACCTCGGGGCTTGTGCTCGCCGTACGCCCAACGGCCGTTACCGAGCGATCGAAGCCGCCGGACTTTGGCGAAGTCCCAGGCGTGAGGGCCGGGGCGCAAGGCGAACTCGGCGGCGGGGTCGGCTTTGATTTTGGCGAGGATGTCTTTGGTCTTCATGGCTCGCGGACTACCTTCTCCGCATAGCAACGCTTCCGGCCTAGCGCCTGCGTCAGGAAGCATGCACCGACGGATCTTGTAGACGGTACATGACGACAGAACACGCCGTGGCGCGCGCGCTTGCGCGAGTAGAGATCCGACAAGAGATGACGGAGGTCTTCGATCCTGTGACGAGGACCGCGTCGATGAAGATTGCAGGAGTACTTCACACGTCCGACGATCTGCTGGAGATCGTCGACATGCTCTGCCTGGAGATCGAGCCCGTCATGAAGCACAGGAAGGCCAAGGCCAGGAGCATGATCGAGGTCGCCGTGATTTGTGCGACGGCAGTGCACGAGGGCCAGGCGACCAAGCTCAAGGTCATGATCGCTGTACAGGCTGCGACGATCGTCCTCGCCGCCATTGCGCTCGTGTTCTAGCCCGCGCGTCGGGAAGCTTCGGTATGGTGCGCTGGTAGTCGCTGCATGCCAGGACCAAAAGAAACCGTCTATGACAACGAGATCGCGCCGCTCATGACGAAGATCATCGAGATCTCGAAGCGCGAGAACATCGGCATGCACGCGACGTTTTTCCTCGACCGCTTCGAGGGCGAAGACGGCGAGCCAGACCAGCACATGTGCTCGACGCATATCGAGCACGAAGACAACGACGACATCGGTCGGCTGCGTAACCTGTTACTCGTGGCCAAGCATGGACAGCGTCCGATCGGGATGATCGACGAGACGAAGATCCACATGTTCGACAAGTCCGCAGAACGGATGTTGAAGGCGACCTAGCCCGCGTCTTGCTGCGGGAACGGCAGCACCTTCTGATCTGGGTCGGGCCGTTTGTTGGTCTCGACCCAGTGATCGATCTGCTCCTCTGTCATGCCTGCGAGCGAAGCCGCGAGCCGGTCGTCGGCGCCGACATCTGCGTCGTCCTCGTCGCCGGCGAGCGCGCGGTGGACGTCGGCGATCTTGCCCTGCTGACCGGGGTCCATCATCAGGTGCAGCGTGCGCAGAGATCGGGCGAAGTTGAGGTCGATGGAGAGTCCGTCGAGGTCCGGGGCTTTGCCGTCGGCGTCCTCGATCGCCTTCTTCACGCGCAGGCCCCACGCATTCAGCATCGACTGCTTGATCGCCGAGCACTTCTTCAGCGTCGCTGCCCAGTCCTTTGCGCTGACGGCCGAGCTCTCGGCGACGGCCTGCGCCCAGTCGAGCGTGGCGAGCCGAGCCCGGTGCATCCGGTCGTCGATCTCGTGCTCCCATGCTCGAAGCGCTGGACGCGGATGCCGGCCGCGTGTCGGCGGCCAGCCCTCGAGCATCGCGTGCTCGACCTGGTCGAGCGACAGCCCCACGCGCTCGGCGATTTGCTCGGGCGGAGCGTTGCCGCGGTACAGCGCGAGCGCGCGCGCGTAGTCCTCGTCGGACGGGCGCTTGGGCCTGGTCGTCACCGTCGCCAGTCCTCGCGGGCGATCACGCAGGATCCTCCGCTCTTGAAGCAATCGTGATCGAACAACTCAACACGACGCCACCAACAAGCGAACGCATCACCGCCAGCCCGCTGCAACTCCCACCGTCCTCCACGGAGGCGCCTCCACCACTGAAATCGCCTCACGCTGACCTCCTCAGCGACCACTGCGATCCGCACTTCGAGATCGCACGAAGCATCAGCGGCCAGTGCGGATGGTCGGCCGGCGTGTACAGGTAGCCCTCGCCGTGCATGCCGGTGAAGTCGGCGAGCAGGTCGAGCGCCGCCGGGACAGGAGCGCGCTGCAGCGGTCCGACGCGCGCGATCGCGTCCGCGATGATCGGGATCGATCCGGCGGCGCATCCAGCCACGAAGTCGGCGAGCCGATCCACGTCGGTCGCGTGCTCGAGCGCTGCGCTGACGTCGAGCACCGTGTTCAGTTCCGCAGCCGGCCAGTCCGTGGCGCCGAGTTCTCGCAGCGCGATCACGCACGGCTGCTCGGCGATCCAAACGTCGAGGTCTTGGCTCTCCCACGTCTCAGGGTTGTCGATCCACACGCCCCAGATCCCGCGCGCGCCGGCCATGCGCTGGACCGCGGCGTCGGCATCTTCGGTGGACCACGGTGCGCCGTCGCAGTCGAGGTGCAGCACCGGAAGGCCATCGGCGGATCCGACTGGGAACGTGGCGAGGTCGGCCTTCACGCCTTCGAGTCTACCTGCGCACCCGCGGAGGTGCGAGCGCGGCCGCTCGGATCCTCGCCATTCGCGTAGTTCAGAAGCAGCAGATGGATCGAGCGCTGATCGAGTCCAGCATCGCGCGCGTCTCGGATCGCGTCGTTGATGACGCCGGACAGCCACAGCGCGATGCGGGCGGACGAATCCGGTTGATGTTCATCGGACGAGCCACACGATGAACCACACGAACAGAGCGAGCGCGCCAAGCTTCGCCACCAGGCCCAGGCCACGCGCTGCCAGGTGCACCCACGGCCGGACCGTGTGGTCATCGAGACAGTCGACGAGGCGCCGCGCTCGATCGTGCGACCGGCAACGCAGGAGCTTGCTCTGGTATCCGCGGTACTTGACCTCGTCGAGGTCGGGCACCGAAGCCGCGAGCCGCTCGATCTGATCGGCCGCGTCATCCGGCGACAGCCTGCCGGCCTCGCACTCGCTGATCGCATGGTGGCAGGCCGCCTTGAACGGCCGAAGGTCGAACAGAATCATCGTGTGCTCAGGATCCATGCTCGCCCTACCGCCGCGGCCGGCGTGCGCTTCCTGGTGCTACCCTGCCCGGCCATGGACGATCGACTCGGCCTGCGAGTAGCCCTCGCGATCATCGCCTGCCTCGTGCTGCTCTACGCCTGCAACGCCTGCGCGGCGCCGGCACCTGGCGTCGTGCCAGGCGACTACTGCGACGCCCGTGACGAGCCCCGTGTTCCCTGGTCGCGCGAGGCCAAGGACCGCACGCGTCACCGCGACCACCGAAGCCCTCGGCGTCTCGCCGATCATCGCCGCCTTCCACGCGCTCGTGGTCTGCCGCGAGGCGTTCTGCGGCGAGGCCAGCGTCCGCCATGTGCGCGGGGAGGACGTGCTCGGGCGCGAGGATGGGCTCGGCGCCTACGGCCTCTCGCTCCGCTGGCAGGCCGGGAAGTGGGGCGCCGACGCCGATCCGGCCTTCTGCTCGCCGGAGGTCAGCGCTGTCGTGGCCCACGAGCTCGTGTGGCGGGCTGTGACGCGTTACGAGGCGCGAAACCTCGTCGAGGTCCAGAGCGTCTACGCGGGCGCTGTGGAGTGCCGTGAGGGCCGCTGCCGCTTCACGCTGTCCGCGCGCCGGCGACGTGGGTTTTGCGCACGCCTGAGCGGCTACGGCTTCGACTGCTCGGCGCCGATCAGTACGGCGGATCTCGGTCGTCGGCTCCGGCAGGACGAGCGCCGGGAGTGGGCTCTTGGTCGGGCGAGGACGTGGCTCGCATCGTGGCTCGGGCGGTCGGCAGATCAGCCAGCGTCATGATCTTCCAGGCCTCGGTCACGACGTCTTCTCCAGGCCGACCTTCGCCAGCTTCTTCTGCGCGAGGATCTCGATCTCGATCCAGAGTTGTTCCTCGGTCCGACAGCGGCGGGCCTTGCTGCCCTTGACGCGAGCCTCGGTCCTGCCGACGCGGACACGCTGCTCGAGCACGAAGCCGTGGGCGTCCTGGCGCACGGCGAGGACGAGTTCCGTTCCGGGCTTGAGCTTGAGCGCCATCAGTTCACCGACCGTTCGAGCGCTGCCCGGATAGCCCTCTGGATCGCGACCTCCAGGTCGAGGGCCAGAGATCGCTTGGAGACTATGAACTCGATCTCGTAGACCACCGTGCCGTCGCGCTCGACTTTGATCGGGATGCGTTCCTGCAGCGCGTCGGTCGGCGTGTACGCGCGAGCGGTCAGGCCGTCACGAGTCTCGGTGAATTTCTTGAGTTCGATCATCGTTCCGTGTCCTCCGTGTGTCCGTCGGATCGGGCCCGGATCCAGTGCGGGATCGCCAGGACGAGCGCGACCATGATGCCGGGCAGCGCGAGGACGAGCCCTGCTGCGCAAGCGGCGACGGCGAGCAGTGCCCATGCCGGCATCACGAGGACTATTACTGCCCACATCGCGGCCGGACCATGGTCTCGCCTGAATGCGTGGCTCTCCAGTACCTCTGTGACCTTCTCCATCAGCTGCTCCTGTGCAGGCGGTGCCAGCGGCCCATCACGACCGCGTCGCAGATGTCGTGCGGCAGCTTCGCGGCGGGCACGAGCCTCGCGTCCTCGGGGGACTCGCCCTGCTTGAACCGTGGAAGCCAATCGAAGGTCGCCGCGACGACGAGCTTGCTGCGATGCTTGGTCGTGAGCTTCTTCCCGGTGTCCACGTCGTGCGTCGGGATCGGCCGGAACATGACGCTCTGCCACTCGCTCGACTTCGGACGCTCGATCACGAACCCGAGCAACTCGCCGATCACCACCCACCGGTGAGCGCTGCGGACGAGGGTCATGAGCCGCGGCCACGAGAAGCGCTTCGGATCCCGCGGCGCATGCTGATCCTCGACCACGAGGTGCGTGTGCCCGCGCGCCTTCGACCAGCTGAGCAGGTCGTGGGCCTCGGCCGGTGTCGCGTCGGTGAAGGCCGCGACGATCGGCGTGGTGCCCTCGTAGATCGCCACGCCGGTCTTGCGGCCGGGGTCGATGACGACGGTCACGGTGCGGCCTTCCGAGCGGCGAGCAGGGCCTCGGACTCGGTGTTGCCTCCGAACCGAAGCTCGCCAACCAACTCACGGTCATCGCCTCGCAGGTCGGGGCAGACGACCTCGAACCCGTCGGCATCGGCGAGCACGTCTACCTCGACGATCCAACCCCACGCACGACGGACCTGCGCGAGCGCGTGACCGAGGAACCCGTCGTCTCGCGGGTCGGGAACATAGTGCCGCGCTCGTCGGTGAATCTTCTCGCCCGTTCCGAGGCGCACAAGATCGAGCCAGTAGCCCTCGGCTCCGCGCTCGGCGAGATGGACACCGACAACCAGGACGATGGCCCCGGTGTCTTCGCCATGCCGAAGGACCTGGCCCGGCTTCAGCTCCCATCCGGCCGCCATCCACTCGCGCCCGTGGGCTAGTGCCGCCTCACGATTCATGACTTCGACCTCTTGGCATGAGCGTCCCGTCGCGCGTCCCAGATTTCGCGGACGTCGGACGGCTTCAGCGATGGTATGTCCGCGCCCCACCAGATCGGCTCGTCCGGTCGGTTGACGACCATGTCCCAGACGTATGGTCCGAGTTTCTCACGTGCGCTCATGTCCGGCCTACCGTCGACCGCGCCGATCACTTCCCGTCGTCCTCGACACCGTAGACCTCGCCCGTGTCCGGGTCGTGTTCGACGTGCTCCGGCTGCGCATCGGCTTCGGCCGGCTCTTCGACGCGCTCGACGTCGACAAGCTGCGGCTCCTCGTCGGCCTGCGCCGGCGTGTTGATCTGCATGAGCTTCTGCTCGAGCATGCTCGGCGCGCGCTCGACCTGCCCCGCGAAATGGACGTCCTCCTGCTCCTCGCGGGTGTGCATGCCGAGGCTCAACTCCGGCGCGTAGACGCGTGTCCAGAACGCGGCGGCCCTGTACATGAGCATCTGCTCCGGCATCGTCAGCCACTTCGAGCCCTTCTTGTTGGTCCATCCCTCGGCCTTGGCGAGGCCCATGGTGATCAGCGTCCCAACGCACTCATCTTCGGACTTCGTGTCCTTGGCGTAGGCGCGGCACCCCCACGCCTGCGTGCCGGGCTCGCCCTCGAAGCGGAAGCGAAGCGGGGTGAAGCGGCCGCACGCGTTGACGGTCGCGATCAGGAAGGTTGATCGGAAGCTCGGCCGGCCGTGGATGATGTCGAGGTTCTGCATCACCGCGAACGGGGACGCGCCGATCCGCGCCGCGAGCTCCATGGCGATCATCACGTTCGAGATGTTCCCGCGGTACTCGGCCGGAACGAGCGAACTCGCGCCGAGTGCCCTCGCCATTCGTTGGGCGGTCTCGAACGCGTCAGCGGAGCTGAACGCGTTGAGGCTGCGGTCGTCTTTGGTGGTGGTAGCTAGCGCTGCGTTGGTCATTGGTCGTGGTCCTGTGTGAGTGCCCATCGTGGCATCCGGGCTTGGTTGAGTCCGCGCTGCCACTGCGCGATCCAGTCGTTCGTTTCTCGGCGCCGCACGAGATCGTGAAGCGCAGCCATGTACTTGCGGTGTCCGGCCTCGTACTCCTCGGCTTCGAGCGAGTAGCAGGCGGCCTCCCATGGCGCGCGAGACCTCGCCGCGCCGAAGATGAAGTGGACGGCCTTGCCTGGGTGGAGCGCCCGCACGGCGTCGCTGTAGAGTGCGCCCTGGACGTCGTAGCCGTAGACCGCCATCGACTTGCCGAACGCTTCCGGGCTCGGGTTCACTGTCGTCTTCGCGTCGAACACCACCACGGTGTCGGCGTCGGGGAACGCGATGCGATCGCAGCGGACGCGCACGAGCACATCTGGATCGGGGCATCGCCAGATCACGGTCTGCTCGTTGGACCCGGGGGCGTCGAACAGAGCCGCGACGATCGGGTGAGCGCGCATGGAGCCGGCGCAGCGCTCGACTGCGGATCGAGCATCCTCGCTCAGCACGATCGCGTCGGGCCGGAGTTCGAGCGCGGCGTTCCACTCGGCCAGTTCAAGCTTCCAGGCGTCGTAGAGTTTGCGCTCCGGGCTCCCGGCCTTTCGGCGTCCGTCGGCGTCTTCCGGCTTCGCGGGCGCCGGAGCGAACAGGCGACGGCTCCACTCCGAGGGCTCGAGCAGGGCCAGGTGCACGTGCGTCCCGAAGTCCAGCGCCTTCGACGATGCCGGCTCGATCTCGCCGCGCTGCTTGGCGATGAAGATCGCCGGATTCTCCGGGAGATCCACGAGCATCGATCGGCTCACGCACTCGCGGTCGGCGTGGTACTCGGCCGCGGTCCAGTCGACGGTGATCGCCTGGCCAGGTTCGAGGTCCTGGATCTCAGGCGTCACCGGCGACCTCGCTCAGCACGGCGACGAGCCGGTCGAGTTTGGCCTTCAGCATAGCGGAGTCGATCTCTGCCTGGCGCCGCTCGCCAACGATCCGTTCGAGGCTGGCATTCATCGAGGCATAGTCGATCTCTGCCTGGCGTTGCTCTCCGTGGGCCTTATCGAGTGCCTCGGACAGAACATTGACCCTCTCCTCGGCTGATTTTCGTCGCGCCGTCTCGGCGTCCAGGAGCGCGCGGAGCTTGATCGTTTCGCGCCGAAGTTGCTCGAAGGTCTCGTCTTCACCAAACGCTGCGGACACCGTCCCCGGAACGTTGTGACCCGCGAGCATCTCGACGGCGCGTTCGAGTACGCCGTCGATTTGGCCGGCAGGCTGCACGAAGATCTTGACGCGGTGGATCTTGCGCTTCGACATCCGGCACAGCCACTCGTCATCGCTCGCCCACTCGACAAACCGCTTCGCGTAGTAGGCGAACCCGTTCGTGGTCTGGCCGTTGGCCTCGGCGATCTTGCGCAGAGCGGCCCCGAGTTGCGCGTCGCTCGGGGCCGCTTGCGACCAGAGCGGCGCGTGGTTGTCGGAGAATGGGTGCTCGATCTCGGTGCTCATGCTCGCTCTACCAACGGGCTCGCCGTCAGCTTCCCGAGATCAGAACGGCAACGTCTCGTCGTCGAGGTCGACCTCCTCGTCGTCCTCGGACTCGAACGCCTCGACCTCGCTGTCGTCCTCGATCGCCTCCTCGGCGGAGAGCCCGAGGTCCGCGCCTTCGATGTCGACTTCCGCGAGCTCCTGAAGCAGCGCGCGCTGGTCGTCGTCGAGATCCGCGCCGGCCTCGTCGAGGTGCAGCAGCGCCGCGTAGACGACACCGAGCGTGCCGTCGGTCGCCCACGGCATGCCGGCGACCTTGCTCGCGTCCTGCAGGAGCGCCATCTGGGCGCCGTCGCCTGACTTGCTCGCGCTCTTGGCTTCGGCGTCGGCCTCGTCGATCTTGGCGATCTTGGCCTTACGCGCCGCCATGTCGGACTTCTTGTCCTCGTTGAGCCCGTCGCGCTCCTGGACGAGTCCAACGACGCTGTCGAAGTACCCGGCCTTCGCCTTCTGCCCGGCCTTGTGGTGGTCAGGGTCGCGCAGGATCTCTCGGTACTGCTTGGTCTTGTCGCTGAGGAGCTTCGTCCACTTGGCGAGCGCGTCGGCCTTCTGCTTCTCGAGGCGCGCGCGCGCGGAGGCGAGGGCGGAGATCACATCGAAGGCGCGGGCCTTCACGAACTGCGGGTCGTCTGGGTCGGGGTTGGAATTCTGGCGGCTCATTTGGATGACTCCCATGGCGGTGTACTCCTGTCGATCTTGGCGTAGCGGTTAGGGTCGATCGAGAGCGCCTTGCAGACAGCGAGGTAGGTCTCGACGGGTAGGGTGGGTGTCCGACCGTCGAGCACGCGGCCCAGGTATTGGCGCGTGACTCCGGCAGACTTGGCGACATCGGTGAGCGTCTTGCTCTGCCGACCGAGTTCCGTTCGGACGGCCGTCGACCACCGTCGTCCGACGGTCGCAAGCTTGGTGCTGGTGAGGCGGGTCGGCATGGCGCACCCGTAGGGTTGCGCGAGTCGTAGAAGATTTCAAGACGTGGATCCTGCCCTCAGCAGGCGTCGAGCCCGACGGTGGTCCCGGATGCGGCGTTCGAGCACAGACGATGTCCTGGCGAGATCCAGCTCGAGCGCCGCGTGCCTCCATTCGAGCTCTCGGGTGCGCTCGGCGACGGAGTCGAGCGACGCCCTGGCCATCCGGGCGAACTTGTCCACGGCAGCGTGTCGGTGGTTGGCGCCTGGAGGTGCCTGTCGTAGCGGGCGACGCTCCGCGACGCGCCGAAGCTCGTCGAGGGCCACGAGGAAGCTCAGCCGCCGATCATCGTCGCCGTCGCCGGACCTCGCCTTGGCCTCGGCCCGCTCGATGAAGTCGGCGCACAGCTCCATCAGGGCACGCGCCCGAAGCTCGGCCGGCGGCGCGGTCGCGGTGGTCATCGGCCGTCGTACCCTCCGGCGTAGTCGTCGCTTCCGCGCCGGTCCAGGAAGCGCGTGTACTCGGGCGCGAAGTCCAGCGGCAGCCAGCGGAACGCCGCGCCGTCTCGACCCTTGGCGATCCCCAACTCGGCGTAGTGCCGCGCGCGCTCGAGCCCGTGGAAGCGCTTGGCCTGATCGCCGAGTCGGCCCTCGTTGTACAGCCCACGAAGGCGCTGGTATTCGGCCTCGCGGTCGTCGACGTTGTTGTCGTGGATCCACGGCCTGTGGAGCAGGTAGATCCTGTCCGCGGCGTTGCGGATCCCCTTGCTCCCGCGCAGCCACGATACCTTCGGGCGCTCGCCTTCTCGGCCAGTCGGAACCGTGAGCTGCGAGAGCGCCGTGACCACCGTGCCCGTCGACATCGCAAGCCGCTTGAGCGACTTCGCCTTCGCCTCCTCGCGCTCGTCGCTCCGAGCGTTGCGCGGCAGGCCGGACGGCGGCTCTACGAGCTGCAAGAAGTCGACGCCGATCAAACCCGGTGAGCTCGCGCCGTACTTCGCCACCTTCGTCGCGCGCCACGCCCTGGAGATCGCAGCGATCCCGTCGATCTCGGTCGAAGCCTCCGGCCTGGTCAGTTCGATCTCGCAGGCGGCGAGCAGGTCGAGCTCGCGCTCCACGATCTGCCGGTGCGTCTTGCCGTCGCGTCGAGACTCGAGCCAGCCAGCGTCGAGACGACCTCGCAGATCGCGGCCGTCGATCTGCGCCATGTCGGACAACCATCGCCGCACGAGCTTCGGGAGAAGCATCTCGCCCGAGAACATGAGCGCCGGGATCTGGATCTGTCGAGGTCGGTACCGCTCCGACTCGCGGTTCCACGAGAGCACGCCGTTTCGGATCCACGACAGCAGCGCCGCCGTCTTCCCGGTGCCCGACTCGCCGGCCAGGATCACGAGGTCCCCAGGCTCGCTCACGCCGGCGTAGGAGTCGACGGAGTCGAAGCCGATGGGTACATGCCCAGTCGCCTCCGATGGGTCCGCGTAGAGCTCCGTGCGCGTCTCCGCGACGGCCTCTCGGATCGACACCCGGAGCTGCGCCTGGTCGCGCTCGAGCCTGTCGAGCACCTGACGCACGGCGGCGATCGACTCGCCGACGTTGTCGCTCCGCAGCGGCAGCTCCGAGACCTCGCGAAGCTGCGTGAACAACTGCCGCCGGAGGTAGTCGCGACGCACGGCCCTCGCCGCGTCCTCGGTCCTCGTCGTGATCCCCGATCGCATGTAGGCGATCGCCGACTCGCCGCCAACTCGATCGAACTCACCGAGGCGCCGAAGCTCGCTCAAGATCTGTTGGTCGGCGATCGGCTCGGCCGCGTCTGCGCAGGCCAGCATGGCGGCGAACAGCGCCCGGTTGCGGGGCACGAAGAACGCCTCGGCGTCGCGCACCTCGGCGACCACCGTGTCGAGACCTGGGATCCCTCGAGCGTAGATCGCCGCGATGCAGGCGAGCTCGGCCGCAGGGTTGTTGGGGAGACCTTGGTCGCTCATCGAGGACGCCTCCGGGCCGGATCCCCGTAGGCCGTCGCGGTGCCCCAGTCGGTGCCGTCTGCTCGTGGGTATTGGACCACGCCACCGATGACTTCGACGTCTGGCGCTTGCTTCCCGGCGGCTTGGTCAGACGGCGGAGCCTCGTAGTACCGCGTGAAGTTCTTCTCGGCGGTCCAGTGCTTCGGCTGGATCGCGTCGAGCGAACTCCAGCCCCACGAGGTCTCGGCCCCCGCGTGCTCGTGGACTCGTGCGGCTGCGTTTCGAACCACGTGGGTCAGGCGCGCGCGCTGCTCGGTCCAGGTCTCGTCGGGGCATGTCTCGACGAGCCTCGCACGGATCGCCTTGAGCCGCGAGGGCGAGCAGGCGATCGGTTGCGCGGTTCCCGGCCGGTAGGCGTCGAGGGTCGAGGCCCGGAGCGGCACGAAGATCTCCGCCCACCAGGCGCGGAGCTTCGCGTCGGTGATCGCGTCACGCTCCGGATCGGGCACCTGTGGGATCAGCGCGAACTGCTCACCAGAGATCGACGTCTCGCGCGTTTGGGGTAGTGGGGTAGCTTGGGGTAGCGGGGTAGTTAAAATGGAAGGATCCTCGAGGATCCGAGGCCGGTTACCCGAGGATCCGAGGCCGGTTACCCGAGGATCCTCCGACGGATCCTCGAGGATCCGGATCCTCGAGGATCCGTCGGATCCCAGAGGATCCTTGAGAGGATCCTCGAGGATCCTCGCAAGATCACCGAAGTTGCCTGGCGACTCCCACGCGAGCACGAGCGATCGGCCTCGTCGCGTAACCCAGCCCACAGAGATCGCAAGCGCCAAACCCTTCTTTGCGCTGACCTGGCTGAGCCCGTTTGCCTCCGCAAGCTCGGACGCAGATGGTGTCCACCGGCCGAGATCGACAGGGCCGGAGAACATCGCGCCGCTACGTGAGACGGGCGCGCAAAACCACAGCCCTTCGATCACGGTCCTGGCGGTCACGTTGAGATCTCGCCCGCGTCCGACTGGGATCCGGCGGACCCACGGCGGCATCGTCGGGCACCAATCTGGCCTAGTCATGAACCCCACCGCCTCGCCACCCGAGCAGGTTGTGGAACACAAGGTGAGGACAGCGTCGGTTTGACCTGTCACTCACGGCGACCTCCACGCCTTCTGGGAGATCTTTCTGCCAGGGCCACTCGACGCGCGAGCACATGGCGGCGATGCGCTTGAGCGCTGTCCGGCGCGGGCCAACCGAGAAGCTCTCGGCCTTCGTCGGCATCGCTCGATGGCCAAACACGATCTCCCAGACCCATCCGATATAGAAATCGGTCATCCCGATCTCGGTGACCAACAGGCGAACGGCGAGCCCGAGGTCGGCGTCGTTGGAGAATCCCGCCTCAAGCAGCGCCTCTGCTGTCGCCGGGTCGTGAGGCGACGGTTCGCATCCAGAGCATCCTGCAAGCTTGCGGTGCCCGCAAGGAAGCAGAGGATTCACCGGCTCCAGATCGCCGGTTGGTGTTGCGCGGTGAGCCTGCGCGGGGCTATGTTCTTCGGGCACGGCGGCCCTTCCTTCCTCGGGTTGTCGATCCGGCCGCGTGCCGGTCCGAGCCTCGGCAGCTGACACTGCTGGGGCTCTCCACTTTTACCGCATGGTCGCGGTCGGTTTCCAGCGCTAGTTCGATCCGCGCGCGGGCCTGCGCGTCCATCAGCCGATCCCCAGCGCGTCGAGGTCGAGCCCGTCGAGCACCGGCCGGCCGTTGTGGTCCTCGACCGAGTCGACGCGCCAAGCCTCGATGATGTCAGCGGCGGCGGCCTGCGAGATCTTCGGCGCGCGGTTCTCGAGGAAGTCGAGCCGAGCGAGCGCCCATCGAAGTGCCGACGCCTCGGCCTTGGCGATGTAGCCATCGCACGTCCCGAGGAAATCGATCCTTGTGTGGATCCGCGCGATGCGTTCGCGGCCCTTGGGTGACTCTGCACTGACGGTGGCCGGGTCTGGCTTCGTGCTCATGCCGGATCTACCTCGCCCGAGCCCGGGCGCTTCCCGTCACAGCAGCACGCCGTTGCCGGGCCCACGACGCGGGCACTCCGAGCACTCGAACGCGCCGCCGATGTCGGGCTGATCGACGTCGAAGGACCCGCACGCCGAGCACATGAGCGGCCGCTCGCTCGGCTCAGCCCGCAGTTCGACGAGGCGCGCGCCGTCGGTCGGCTTGATCTGCACGACTCGCCAGCGGCGGCCGAACGCGACGACGGGCTTGCCGTCTCGGTGCCGTCCTCGCATGTGCGCGGAGATCACCGTGCCGTCGTAGACCAGCACGGCGATCGTCTCGTCGGCGCGCAGGCTCATCAGAACGGGATGTCCTCGTCGTTGTCCGCGTCCGCTTCGAGCTTCGGGATCCGGTGGTCGACCCTCGCCGGCCCGAGCCAGAGGTTCGCGTTCATCTGGTCGACGCGCTTGCGCCTGCCGTTGCGCAGCTTGACGAACAACCCGTCGGCGCCGGAGCCAGGCTCGATGTCGAGGACCTCGACGACGCGGTCGCCGTAGAACCAGAGTCCGCTGGCAGTTGGGATGCGAGGGATCTGCGCTTCGACGTAGCCCTCGACGCGCCGCTCGACATCCTCCGGCGAGCAGTAGTCGAGGTCGCCGAGCCCGATGTCCTTGCCGAGCATCCTGAGCAGCCGGAGCCGACGCTTTGCGTCCAGCGCAAGCGACGTGTTTTCTACCCGCAACCCATCGACGAGCGGGTCCTCCGGCAACGGGACCGACAGGTAGGCCACTGGCAACGCGTTGCTGCCCTTGATGTGCGGTCCGAAAACGGCGAACGCCTCCCACAGAGGCATGTGGATCTTCTGAGACCGCAACCCGTCGCGTCGAGGATCTGCGTCCCACTCGGGGCTGCTGTAGTGCTTGGCGACGATATGCCTGCCAAAGCTCGTCAGGGTGATGGTGACGGTGGCCGACGGTTCGAGGTCGTGTTCCATGCGATGGCTACCGCCCGCGCCGCCGTCAGCTTCCCGGCGGCACGAGCCCGGCCAGGTCGTAGATCCGCTCCCACCCGCAGTCGGCGAGCCAGTACCGATCCGCCAGCGTCCGCACGAGCGACGAAGCATCGCGCCGCGACATCGTCCGTAGCGGCTCGATCTCGTGGCGGATCTTCGGCCGCGCGAGCACGGCGAGCTGCTCGTAGAGCGCCAGGCCCTCGCGCTTTCGCCTGCCGATCTCTGCGAGCACGGCGTTTGACTCGCGGAAGTCGAGGCGCCGCGGCATGGGCCCGAGCGCCGCAAGCTGCTTCGGCGTCGCCGGCCTGGACCAGCGGTCCTTCGAGCACGTGATCCCGAACAGCGCGAGCGGATCCCCGGCCCGCGCGCAGGCTTCGACGAGCACCGCGGCTCGGGCGGCGCGCGCCATCTCGAGCGCGGTGAGCAGATCGTCAGCCTTGCCCGCCGCGAGCAGGCGCTCAGCCTCACGCTGCTCGGGCAGATCGTAGTCACCGCCGAGCAGGTCCATCGGCGAGGCGAGGTCGTGCCGCGAGGTGTTGTCGGTGAAGTCGAGCCACAGGCAATGCGGCTTGGTCGACGCCGCGATCGCGGCCCTGCGCTCGTCAGGCGAGCCGAGCCCGTCCACGACGCCAGGCAGCGGACGAGTCCCGCGCCCGCCCATCTGCAGGTACAGCGCCCGGCTTAGCGTCGGCCGCAGAAAGATCACGGCCTCGACAGCCGGCGCGTCGAATCCCTCGGTCGCGACCTCGACGTTGATCAGCCAGCGGATCTTGCGGGCCCGGAAGTCCGCCATGATCCGGCGGCGCTCGTCCTTCGGCGTGGTCCCGTCGACGCACGCGATCGGCAACTCGAGCGCGCGCTCCTCGGAGACGCGCCGAATCGTCTCCGCCACGCAGTGCATGTGCGCCCGTGTGACGGTGAACACGATCGCCTGCAGCTCCCCGGCAATCTCGACGGCAGGCACGATCGCCTCGCGCAGCACGGCGATCTCGGACATGACCGTGCCGAGCTCCCCGGCCGCGAGCTCGCCCTGGCGCTTGCGCACCTTCGACAGATCGAGAGACCGCAGCTTGATCGACCGCGACCTGATCGGGACGAGCCAGCCGAGGCCGATCGCGTCGCCGATCGTCATGTCGTAGGCGACGGTGTCGAATACCTGCGCGAGCGCCTTCTCGTCGCCTCGGTTCGGAGTCGCCGTGAAGCCCAGGACCTTCGCCCCGGCGAAGTGGTCGAGCAGGTCTCGATAGGTCTGGGCCAGCGCGCGGTGCGATTCGTCCACGATAACGAGATCGAACCGGTCGGCGCCGAACCTGTCGAGCCGCTTGATCATCGAGAAAACGCTGGCGATCACGACGTGGTCATCCGCGCCGGCCTGCTTGCGCGAGCCCTGCTCGATCACAACTGGACAGCCAGCGACGAGAGCGATCTTCTCGGCGGCCTGGTCGAGCAGTTCCTCGCGGTGAGCGAGCACGAGGATCCGCCTGCCGTGCTCGACTCCTGTCCTGACGAGGTCGGCGAACGTGACGGTCTTGCCGGACCCGGTCGGCATCGCGACGAGCGCGCTGCGGTTGTGCTCGAGCGCGCGCAAGCACTCGCGCTTGGCCTCGCGCTGGTAGTCGCGGAGCTTCACGGGATCACCGAGACGATCTCGAGGATCCGGCCGACAACGACTGCCGCCGCAACGAGCAGCATGACGACGCCGAACGAAGCGCAGCCGAGCACGAGCCCGATGATCGCTCGCAGGACGGTCACTCGGCGCCTGCCTTGCAGTCCCACCAGCGCGGTCCGCTCGACGCGTGGTCCGACGCGAGCATGTCCGCGACGGTCTTGAATGTCGAGATCTCCTCGATCGCTCGGAGCGTTGCCGGACGTGGCTCGATCGCCTCGCCGCGGTCACGAGCCTTGCGTTCGCGGTTCGCTCGTGGAGCCGCTGGCCGTGGCGGCGGGTTGAGCCTGTCGGCGAGCGGGCGCGTCATCGCTTCACCTCGGCGACCTCGAACTTGATCACCCAGACCCAGGGATCATCGGCCCACGCAGCGCCGTCGCGCTTGCCGTTGATCTGGTCCCATAGCTCCTCAAATTTTCCGACATATAGATCGTCTATGGCGGAACGCGGCATGACCACAGTTCGACCGGGGTCAGGCAGCGAGACGCCTTCTGCTTGAGCGCTCGCTCCGGTGATCTCCTGCACCCGCTCGGCCCGGACGTCGGTCACCCGCAGGCTGATCCGAGAGGCCCACCGCGGCATGTGGATCGAGGGCCACTCCCCCTTGTGCTGACCGCCGACGCGTGTCCAGTGCAGGCCGTACTTCTTCATGCGCGCCACTCGCCACGCGTCGGACGTCCCCGTACAGTCGCGCGGATGACCGTCGGCCGAGTAGCGAACCATCACACCCGCTGGTCCGTAGATGTTTCCGCCGATCGGCTGCCACGACTCACGCACCCAGAGCGCGTCGCCTGGCTGGATGCGGCAGTCGATGAAGTGACCGTCAACACCAGATCCGACCAACAAGATCGATGTGCCAGCGCGGGACGCATCGGCGAGACCGCACCAGGGAGCCTGCTCGCCGACGACGTCGCTGACCTGGCTCGTGCCCTTCGTGACCAGCCGCCGGGTCTCGGTCTTGCGACCGTCGAGGATCGACCGCACGAGCGGGCCGCTGAACAGGATCGGGCGCTCAGCCACCGGACACCTCGATCTTGGTGCGCGTGCCGGCCTCGCGGACCAACTCGCCGAGCGGCGTCACCCTTGCGCCGATGGCGATACCTTCGTCATGGAGTCGTTGGATGTCTCGGCGGCGACCGGTATCGAGGAACCTCCCGTGCGCATAACGGACAGCTTCTGAGAGCGCGGCCCTTGGGCCCTTGGGCAGCCCGTCCCACACGAGCCTGGCGGCGGCGAGCGCTGCTCGGGCGTTGGCGCTGAGCTTGGTCGCGTCCTTGTAGGTGCTGGGGATGGCGGTCACGGCTTGCTCCTAGCAGCGGGTGAGTGGCCCGCCCGGGTTGTGAACGTGGCTGAGGTGCGGGGACGCTTCGCCAGCTTGCGGGTCGATGACGTGCTCGAATACATCGGAGAGGATGGACTGCACGGCGCGAGTGATGTCATCGCTCCGCTCTGCGTAGGGAAGCAGGGCCCGAATGGCGAGCACCGCCGGGCCAGGCTTGCCGAGGCTCTCTTTGACGAGGTCGGTGTGGCGGCGGATGCACTCAACCTGCGTCGCAGTTAGCGCATCGTTTTCGGCGCGCAGTTCGAAGAAGCCCTGCAGCCAGTAGCAGAATTCTTGATTGGTCATGCCCGCACTACCGATCACGCGCCCGCCCGCTTCCCGCCCGCTGTGGTACCGTCTGCGCGGCTGGCAATCGTCAGACGGGGGTCGGGCGTGGCGGCTCGGACAGCCAAGCGCCCGGCCCCCACTTTTCTGGTACGCTGTCCGCATGAAGAAGCCCAGCTACATGACCGACGGCTCCCGGGGCATCGAGGGCAGCGGCACCACCAACTCCTTCACCAAGTCGAAGACCGGCGCCGGGCAACTGACCCCGCCCGGGCTCGTCAGCTTTCCCGCGGGCCCCGAGTCCGCCGAGTACCAGAACGGCGCGGTCTTCACCGCGAAGGCGGCCGGCGACCAGAAGGTCGCGATGACGCCGCTCATGTACCACTCGGACCCCAAGGAGGGCTGATCCGATGGCCGGCCAAAAAGATCGCCGGGGCGAGTCCAGCCCCACCAGCGTCGAGTCTCGGCTCGACAAGATCGAGACCTCTCTGACCGAGCTCCGGGCTACCGGCGCCGCGACTCAGGCCGCGATCGCGGATCTGGATCCGCGTGCCGCGATGCTCGAGCTCACGGCGCAGATGACCCGGATCGAGACCGCGCTCGAGGAACTGCGCGTCGACGTTCCCGCGCTTCGCTCCCGGGCACAGGTCCCGCTCAGCGTCGAGGAGGTCGCCAAGCTGCTCGAGGAGCAGCCGCTCGCCAAGCTCGTCAGCCTCAGCCATCACCGGGCGTCCGGGCTCGGTCCCGGCGAGGTGTTCGAGCCCCGCCAGCGGTTCTCGACGACCGCGACCATGCTGTCGATGATCCGCGGCCGCAAGCTGCAGGTCGCACGGGCGGCGTGATCCCATGGCCCTGTCCCAGCGGACGATCCAGCGCGCTCGGTATCACCTCAGCTACACCCAGCTGACGACACCGACCGCGCTCTCGTTGGGCTCGGCGGTCGTGACCCAGGCGAAGCTGCTGCTCGACAGCAACGCGGCGAACCTGGACCCGATCGCCGAGCCCGACGTCATCGCCACGATCGATCGGCTGGACTGCACCGAGAAGCAGCTCGACGAGTTGATGGACACGATGTCGTCGGGCGTGGTCGCGTCAGGCTCGACAAAGTTCGAGTACGAGCGGCCGAACGAGTTGCTGGAGCTGCGCTACCGCAAGTACCAGCTACGGCTTGCGGATCAACTCGGGACCTTCGTCAATCCGGTGTCGAACCAAGAGGCCATGCGCGGCCGCGTCGTCGAAGGGGACTGGTGATGCCGTACCGACGCAACGCCGAGCTTCCGCCGCCTGTCCGCAAGCTCCCGGCCGGAGGCCAGACGATCTACCGCAAGACCTGGAACTCGGTCGCGTCCGACGGCGGGAGCGAGTCGAAGGCCGCGAAGATCGCCTGGGCCGCCGTGAAGAAGTCCTACCGCAAGGACGGCGAGCGCTGGGTCCGTCGAGCCGGCTAGCATGTGGCCATGGCCGTCTGCGGATCATGCTCGCGCAAGCCCTGCTCTTGCGTCCCCACGGCGAGCCCGTCGAGTTGCCCGCCCGGTCGCGGGCCTGACTTCCCCGTCGCGCCGAGCAACACGCCGCCGGCGATCGACCTGCTCGCGTGTACGCCAGCGCTGCGCCGCCAGAAGGCGATCGACCGCGCGCGCCTGGCCATCCACAAGATCGGGCAACGCCCGTACCGCGTGCGGCTCGTGTGGCAGGTGCAGGACGACATCTCCGGGACCTGGTCCGAGGACGCCTCGCTCGAGTTGATGCCGGTCGAGCTTCGAGATCTGGACGCGGTCGAACTCATCGTCGAGCAGGCCGCTCGCAAGCCGGACGGCGTGGTCAACCTGCGCGAGGTGAGCCCGTTGCAGGTCGACGACTGGACGCTTCGCGGCTACCGCAACGGCGAGCCGTGGGGCGACGACACGGCGACGCGCGAGTTCTTCTACGAGGTGCAGGCGATCGGCATGTGTCCGGCAGATCGAACGCCGCGGACGTATCGATTCGAACTCGCCGGTGCGCCGGTGCTTCGCTTGGACTCGAACGAGTGGCGCGTGCGGCTGACCACGCAGTCCGGCTACCGGCGCGAGGATCTCGTCGATCAGACCGTGGTCGTCGATGACGAGGTGTTCGAGGACGCGGTACTGCTGGCCTGATCTACATGAACAGGCGATATGCGTACCCTAACGCCAACATGATCGTCGGCACGAACAGGGCGCCAAGTGACTTTGCCAGGTCGTCGATCTCATCCTCTTTGCGGCCTAGATCGACCAGTGCGACGGCGGCCGACGCAGAAGGCCACGTCATGAACAGCACGAGGCCACCGGCGTGCCACATGCCGATCTGACTCACGCCCAATGGTACGACGAACCAGCCCCACATGAGCGATGCGACCCATGCGGCGTAGGGAAACGAAATTATCGCGGTGACGATACGGGCGACGAGAATCTTCTTGGACTTCGCTTTGCTGGTCATGCCGGACCCTACCGCCGGAGCCGCGCTACGCTTCCCGCGTGACCACGATCAAGCTGCGCAACCCGAAGCAACTCGGGCCGGCCGTCCGAACGCTGGCCAGGCAGTTCGACGCCGGCGTGATCCGAGCCCTCCGCAAGACCGCTCGCTACGGCGCGACGCAGGCCGTGAAGGTCTCGGCGAAGTCGAAGCCATACCGCCCGCGCGCCACCGGGACCTACGAGCGCAGCTTCACCGTGATCAAGGTGCCGGACGGCGCGGTCCTCACGAACACGGCGCGCCACTCGATCTTCGTCGAGGTCGGGCGCCGGCCGGGCAAGCGGCCGCCTCTCAAGTCGATCATCGAGTGGGTGCGGATCAAGCGGCTCGCCAAGGGCTCGAAGGCGGTGCGCGTGGCGGTAGCGATCCAGCGCAAGATCGGGCGCAAGGGCACCAAGGGCCGCTACGTGCTGCGCCGGACGATGCCGCTCGTGGCGAAGCGCCTGCCGCTGGAGATCAGCCTGCAGATGCAGCGCTCGATCGACCGGGCGGCGCGGCGCTCGAAGGGGTGATCTTCGCACAACAAGACCATGGCGCTCACGCCGGCACCGTCATCGGTCGAAGGATCCCGAATGGAGTCTGCTCGGGAAGATCACCGTACGCCGCGATCGCATCGATCGGGACCATGCTAGCGAAGCCCCAGCCATGGCCAGGCGTTCCGCCGACGCATCCGGGCGATCGCATCCAGACCTTCAACCCGCACGGAGCGTCGGCCTCAATGTAGACATCGTCTCCGGGCTCACATCGGCAGGCATCATCAACTCGACGGATCGGCAAGCGCGCCCGCGCTCGGATCAATGCGCTCACGACGTCGGCTCCTCGTCCTCGAACTCGCGCAGGCTGCCCGAGCGCACGGGGCCGACGCGGGCGACGTCCGGGTACTTGTAGCTGCGGCTGTCGACGGGGGCGATCGCCGGCTTGGGAACTGGCGCGCGCCGCTTGCGTGACGCCTTGGCCTGAGCCGACTCCGGGTCAGGCGGTCCGTCCGCTGAGTCGTAGAACATCCCGGTCTTGGGGTCGAAAACGTCGGTGCGCTCGTCTTCGTTCGTGGCCATCACCTGACTCTACCGCGTGGCCGCGTGTACGCTTCCCGCATGAACGATCGCCAGTTCGATCCCGACAGCCTGTGCGCCGACATCCCGACCGCAGGCCAGCCACCGCGACCATCCGGCGGAGCGCTTCCTGAGAACGTCTACGAGGTCGAGATCCTGCGCAACCTCGACGGCACCGCGACGCTCAACTCGGCCACGCAGATCGGCAGGTACCCGAGCGAGCTCCGGTCGGCGTCGTTCCCCTTCGACGGGCCGCCGGTCCTGACGCTCGCGCCCCGCGACGCGGCCATGCTCGGGCTGTACCGTCTGATCGAGGGCCTGCGCTGGCACAGCGTCGACCTCGAAGCGCTCGCCAAGGACGGCGCACCGCAGGCCCGGGTCAGCGTCCACCCGCTCACGCGGGTGTTCTTGGACTGGCCGCGATCCGAGCAGGAGTCGATGCCGGCGCAGACGGCCCTGATCACGAGCGTCGAGGACGCCGTCTTCGAGCCATCCGGCCGCGGCGCGCGGATCCTCGAAGAGACCGCGGATCGCTTCTACCCGGAGACGCTCCTGCGCTACCTCGGCCACGACCAGATCATCCCGCTGCGCCTGATCTTCTGGACGGCGCACAAGGATCAGCGCCGCGGTCTCGAGGCCAGGGTCGCGCAGTTGCTCGCGGCCGAGCGGCACGACGACAAGTGCGGCCGGCGGATCATCCTGCCCGAATACTTCTCGCGCGTGATCCGCTACACGATCCAGAGCACGTCGAGGCCGGACGCAGAAGAAGGCGCGCGCGGGAACGAGTGGGTCCTCGACGTCTCGGTGCTCGCCGAGGTGCCGCACGTCGAGCTCGTGTGGTCGCCAGGGCGCGTGGATACGGTCGGAATCTCGTCGGTCGTCTCGGTCGCGGGAAGCGGGCAGGACCCGGTCGGGTAGACCTGGCGTGAGCCAGTTGATCAATCCTCCCGTACGGATGACGCCCGCAGAACTTGACCAGGCGCGCACCATCGCGTCCGCGCAGAATTCTGGGATTGGCTGGGGCTTCAATCCAGACATGCACAGGATGTTCTGTGCGCTGGTGGCAGAGGTGGATGCGATGCGAGCCGAGGTCCAGGCGATCCCGACGCCTGATCTCGCGCGCGGCCAGCGAGGCTGATACCCTCTGCTCGTGGTCGCCTTCCGCCGAGTCTATCTCCAAGATCCTGGCCAGGCCGAGCTTCTCTCGGTCTCACAGACTGCGGTCATCGATCGCGCACCGCCTGCACTCGTGCTCGGCGCGGGCGCGGGCACCGTCTGCGTCGTCGGCGAGTTCGAGCGCGGGCCGGTCTTGACGCCCACCGAGGTCTTCGGTCCCACGGATCGGGAGCGCACTTTCGGCGGCCTCGGCTGGTCGGTAGGCGGCAACCTCCACGCGGGCCCCGTCGCCCAGCAGTCCGGCGGCTCCGAGCCCTGGAACGGGAACGGGTTCATCGCCTTGGTGAACAAGCCCTTCGGGCGGCTCGTGATCATGCGCGTCGACAACTCCGCGGGCTCGGTCGAGTTCTCGCGGCTCGCATGCCTCAACGGCGACGCTGGCCCGTACGCGGCAGCCAACGGCGACACGGCGGTCTTCGAGCTGAACGGCGGCCCCACGACCGCGACGGCGACGGTCGTCTCGGCCAAGGCCAACATCCTCGCGTCCGGCGTCGTCTACCCGCTCGCCCCAGGAGCGCTCGACGGCCTGACGCTGCTCGTCGCGTGGGACGACATGCTCTCCACCGACGCGCAGACGATCACGTTCACGGACACGGACACCACGCTCGCCAACGTCATCGACCGGATCAACGCGAAGGTCGCGACCACGATCGCCTCCGACAACGGCGGCCAGTTGGATCTGCGCTCGGTCCGGTCCGGCGCGCGGGCACGGTTCCAGATCGTCGGAGGCACTGCGCTCGCGGTCCTCGGCCTGCCCACGGCCGTCGTGCAGGACGTGTGGACGATCCAAGTCATCGCGGACACGGCGATCACGACCGAGGTCCGGGTCAGCCGGATCGTCAACGGCGTGGCCACGGACTACGACACCGCGCCGTTCCTCGGGCCCGTCGGCAGCGTGACGCTCAAGCGCGACAAGCTGCTCAGCGACGCGATCACGGATCCGCCCCAACTCGCGCAACTGAGCGTGCCAGGCTTCGGCTTCGCGGCCACCGGGATCGACACGATCACGATCACGGGCGAGGACAACCAGATCCTCACCGCGATCACGGCCCTGCAAGGCGGCGCGGAGTTGACGATCCTCAACACTGTCCCCGGCGTCGCGCTCGAGGTCTACGGCACCGGCAACGTCGGCGATGACCAGCAGATCAGCACGCAGGAGGCCGTCGACATCATCGACGCCGTCGGCAACCTCGGAGCGGCGATCAACAGCGACGGCACCTTGCGCGTGTGCAACGAGCTCACGCCGGTCACCGGCTCGATCAAGGGCAGCTCCGGGACCTGGCTCACCGCTCTCGGCTTCGACACCACCACGGTGGTCAGCGCCGACGAGGGGGCCGACATCACGATCCCGGCCGGCACGCGGGTGCAGGACTCGACCGCGACCGCGACGATCTGGATCACGCTCAGCGACGTCTCGACAGGGACCGGCGGCGGGCCATTCACCGCGAAGGTCCGGCCCTACCTCGACACCGACACCGCGCTGGCGAGTTCGGCGACCGACGTCACCGTGATCTTGTCCGACCTGCCCGGCGGCTTCGCGGTCAGCAACCCGGCCGCGATCACGCGCCTGACCGCGGCGCAGCTCGACAACCGCTACGTCACCGCCCTGCGCGAGACCGTCGTCGACGCGCCTCCAGCCAACGAGATCAACCGGATCTTCTCGGCGCGCAGCTCCTCGGTGATCCGCGACGAGATCGCGGCCAACTGCCGAACGGCGACCGCGTCGGGCAGCGCAGGCCGGACCGGCTACTCGAGCCCGCGGATCGGGGTGAGCCGCGACGACGCGGTCGCCTGGGCGGTGGCGCTTCGCGAGGAGCGCGTGCAGGTGCCGTTCCCCGGCTTCCTCACCGCCGTTCCCGAGATCCGCGAGACCGGGGTTGTCGGCGGCATCGGCTTCGCTGACGACGGCGTGGTCAACGTCCACTCCGACAGTTGGCTCGCGGCGATCCGGTCGATCATCAACCCCGAGCAGTCGGCCGCCGAGGATCAGCGCGGCACCAACTTCGGCAAGCTCGACGTGGCCGGGCTCGAAGACGCCTACAACCCGTTGAGCGAGGGCTCGATCAAGCTGAAGGTCGGGGACTATCAGCGCTTCAAGCGTGAGGGCATCTCGGCACCGAAGGTCGACAGGAATGCCGGCGCCGGCTGGGTCGACGACGTGACCTCGGTCGACCGCGTGACCAACCCGGGTCGCACGGCCGCGAACCGCCGAGCCTTCGCCGACTTCATCAACGACACGCTGTTCATTATCGCGGTGCCGTTCGGCAACAAGATCATCACGCCGCAGCTTCGCCGGGATCTGATCAGCCAGGTCGAGGGGACGCTCGAACTGTTCGCCTCGCCCGGCAACCCGAGCGCGAGTCGGCTCGAAGCATTCAGCGTCACCGACACCACGGACCCGGCCGTGCCGAGCATCCTCCGCTTGGTCGTCGAGGTCCGCATGTACGCCGTCGCCGAGGCGATCGTGTTCGAGACCACCGTTGGACCCACCGTCGTCGTAAGCCAAGAAGCCGCCTGAGCGGCCCTGATAGGAGACCGAGATCATGGCAGGACCACTTCGAATTAAAGGCCAGGAGACCGAGATCCGTCTCCTGCGGAACGGCGCGCCCACCCAGGCGATCAACGCGATCATGTCGTTCTCGATGACCGACGAGCTCGAGGTTCTCGAGGAGGAGTATCTCGGCGAGACCGAGGCGCGCTACGACTCGATCTACAAGGGCACGAGCGCGAGCTTCGAGATCCACATCGAACGGGTGGATAGCTTCGATCTGCGCGATGAGATCGTCGCCAAGGCGCAGCGGCGGGATGGAGCTGCCGCGCGATTCGACATCGCCTACGTTCTGACCGCGCCGAACGGCCAGTCGCGGCTGTTCACGCTGGTCGACTTCCAGTTCGGACCGATCGAGACCAGCGACAGCGCGCGCGCCGAGTACGTGACGATGTCGTTCGAGGGCAGCTGCTCGGTCGTGCAGAGCCTCAACCTGTAGCGGTGGACCCCGGGGCGCGGTCGCGGCGGGTAGGGTCGCGGCCGCGCCCTTGGCTTTGCGTGCGCTACACTCGACGCATGGCCGGCCCGTTCAAACCCAACGATCCATCCACGTCGATCCCGCTCCCGCAAGCGCTCCCACGCGCGCCGACTGCCCGCATGACCGACGAGATCCCGCAGGCCCGTCGCGTCCAGCCGCAGCGCAGCTTCGTCGAGCCGATCGGCGACACGCGGACCGACTTCCCGCCCCCGCGCGGCGCCGTGCTCTCGGGCTACCCGTCGAGCGAGGTCGCGCCCGGATCGCTGCCGGTGATGACGCAGCCGACGGTGCCGGCGATCGTTCCGATCCGCACGCGCAAGCTCAAGTAGATCACGTGTTCGACAGTTCGATGTCGAGCTGCCTACGAAGCGCGCCAAGAACATTGGCCTCAATGATGTGCTTGGTGTGAACGACCAAATCACCGTTGCTGCACAATGTAATCGTCTCCCGTTCCTCGGTTCCCATGACCGCAGCGCACACGAGAGCAGGCGAAGACCGCAACCATTTCCACGGGAATGGAATCGCCTCGCACTCACGCTCGAGGGCCAGAAGATAGTCCATGCGAAGTCGAGCGCGCTCGACAGATGATGCGTCGAGCTTCTCGTAGATCTCATGTCGGTCCATGCAGGACACTACCGCCGGCGACGCGCGACGCTTCCCGATGATCAGCGCTTGCGCCGGCTGGACTTCGGCCGCTCGCCGTCGACGACCGTGTCGCCAGGCTCGTGCTCGTCGACCTGCGCCTCAGCCGTCTCAGGAGCGGCCACAGGAGCCGGCCCCTTGGTGGTCCAGCCCAGCGTGCGGACGAGCCTGTGCGGGACGCCAGCGCGCCCAAGAGCCTGCTCGAGCTGTCGTCGGCGCCCGGGGAACGCGACGTTCGGGTGCGAGACGGTCGCGCCGGTGCCGGCGGACTTGATCGCCTCGACCTGGGCAGCGGTGGGCTTGGTGCTGATGCGGATCGGCTCGGGCATGCTCCGAGTCTACCCGATGGCGTGCTCGTCATCGCAGAACGCGTTCTCGGCAAACCCGACGACCGCCGACGCGCGGAGATCCAGGGCGACGCAGGCCGAGAAGAAGTCGAACAGCGTGAGCCCGGCATCGTTGCGCTCTCGCCGAGCCCAGGTGCCAGACGGCCGACCCATGCGGCGGTCCATCTCGGCACACGAGACGTCGTCGTGCTCGCGCATGGCCGTGACCGTGGCGAGCAGACATGCGCCTGCGCGCATCGGATCTAGGTTCTTCTGGGTCTGTCGATCGGCCATGCAGAGCCTACTGTCCTCCTCGGCGTCAGCTTCCCGGCTCGAAGACGGTGATCCTCAGTCGAGGAAGTCGTATCCCTCAGATCGCCAAGCATCGAACGCCAGCGCCATCTGCCCGAGGAACGCGACCATCTCCTCAGCCGCCAGCGGACGCTTGAACTCGATGACGACGATCGGCTCTCCGCTCTGAAGGTCGCCGATGCATTCGAGGTCAACCCACCAGCCCCGCGACTTGGCGACGCGCACCTTCTTATGGACGGGCATCTTCTTGCTGCCGCTGGTGACAGCCCTGACAAGAGACGCGACGGTCGCGTTGGAGAGGTCGCGCAGTGGGAGCAAGAGATCCACCCACGCACTGATCCACATGCTGATCGGGATGCCCGGGATCCACTCGACGAGCTCGGACCCGTCGCCGTCCTCGTAGCGCTCGTCGACCTCGAAGCGCAGCGACCAGCGCGGAGAATCTTTCGCGCGCGAGCACTCGACCACGATGCGGCCGCGGCCTTCTTCTGCACACAGTTCGGCTGATGCGCCGTCCTCGATCGGTAGGTTGAACATGGTCGGTCTACCGACTGCGCGCCGGTCAGCTTCCCGACCGCCCGAGCATCCGGTCAACGATCCCCTGGCGCACCTTCGCGTAGACGTCGGCGCCCGCGATCTCCTTGACCATCTCCAGCACCGTCGAGGCGCTGGTGTAGTCCGGCTGGGCCTGCGCTTGCGCGTCGGCGTTCTCGGCCGCCAGGCCATGCGCGAGCGCGACGTGGAGCGCCTGCCACTGCCGCGACGGCTTGAGGCTCTCCGCGAGGTAGGCCGTGAGCGCGATCCACAGCTTGAACGCCTCGGCCTCGCTGGCGGCGACGATCACCTTGTCCGTGGTCACGAGGATCGCGGCCTCGGATTCGATCTCGCCGGAGTCGCGGAGGTCGCTGGCGATGCGGGTTCGGACGGTCACGGCTCCACTCTACTCGCGCACCCGTGCGGGTGCTACCCTCGCGCCATGTCCGACCACCAGCCAAAGCAGATGTGGGACCAGGGCGGCTTCATGTCCGCGCCCGCGTCCCAGCAACAGCAACAAGTCCAGACCGGAGCCCCCGGCGATCTCGGTCGCATGATCCGCGACGCGCCGCCGAAGCCCACGCGCGGCTACTGGTCGCTCGAGCTCCCGGAGTCGATCGTGCAGTCGATGAACTGGACCGGCTCCGACGCAGACCGGGCCTTCGGCATGTGGGAGCCGAACGGCGGCGAGGTCCGCAAGCTCGTCAAGGCCGGCACCGACTTCTCCGACGGCGCCAAGAACTTCATCGCCGCGCTCGGCGTGCTCGATCAGCAGACCGGGAAGCTCGCGCGCGACGCCAACGGCAAGCCCGTGCTGATGCCCGCCGACAGCACCAGCGACGTGAGCCCCTGGTGGCACAGGCTCACCCCGAAGGCGCAGACCATGGTGACGAGCCTGTTCGTCGAGATGATCATGCCGACGGAGGAGGAGGGGGAATCGCTGCGCGCCTCAAGGCAATGGGTCGGGGGGTGAGGCGCGCGCGTTTCTCCGAGCGGATCTGGTGCCTGTGGATCATCGCGTGCTCGGGCAACCTCGGGCCCGCGTTCGACGGGCAGTTGCCGGATCTGTACAGCTACCTCGGGCAGGAGTGCGGCTGGTCGCCGACCGAGTGCGACCGTCACCCGATCAAGGATCTGTGCCGCTGGGCTGACGCCTGCTCGCGGCGCAACGATGCGTCCTCGAAGGGGTAGACTCCCTGCATGCCGCAGGGCGTGACATACGACGTCAACGCGTTCTTGCGCACGCAGGGCTCGTTTCAAAAGGAGATGGCCGGCTCGGCGCGCGCGGCCGACAAGCTCGGGCGCAGCTACTCGTCGATGTCCGACCGGCTCGTGGCCGGTGGCGAGCGCGTGCGCGGGACCATGGGCGCGACGATCCGCGACATGGCTCGCGGGGCGATCTTCGCCGGCGCGGCAGGGCTCGCGGGCGGCGTGGCCTTGGCGGCGCGCGAGGGGATCCGCTTCAACAACGTGATGGAGCAGGGCGCGCTCGGTCTCGGCACCATGTACACGACCTTCGGCCTGATGAACAAATCGGCCGACGTCGCCAGCGGCAAGATGAGCCTGTTCGAGAAGTCGGTCGAGCAAGCCGAGGCGATGCAGCAAGAGCTGTACGACATCGCGAAGAAGTCGCCGGCCACGTTCGAGGACGTCGCGCTCGCGTATCGCTCCATGGCACCTGCGGTCAGCGGCGTGACCGGAGATCTGAAGCGCCAGCGTGATCTCATGGCGAACATGTCGCTGCTCGGGTTCGCCACGGCGGGCGACTACAAGCAGCTCGGGATGGACGTCGGCCGGATCGTCAAGGGCATGGCCGAGATGGACAACCTGACGTTCCAACAGTTGCGGCCGGCGTTCGAGAAGGCGTTCGAGACCGTGACCGGGGAGAAGGCCGTCGCCGACTTCAACGCGCAGTGGAACAAGGCCGCCAAGCTGGACCCGGACCAAGCGCTGCGGATCGTCGAGATGGTCGGCGAGTCGATGGGCGGAGAAGTCTCCGACGCGTTCGGCAAGTCCTTCGGCGGCATGGCCTCGACTATCAAGTCCATGGGGCAGACGCTCGCGGGCGCGTTCGGCAAGCCGCTCATGGATTCGATGAAGCGCGCGATGGAGACGGCGGCCGGGCCAGACTCCCCGCTGAAGCGACTCGAGATCGTCGCTTCGTTCGCCGGCCAGCAGCTCGCTCGAGCGGCCGACTACGTGTTCGGAAAGCTGATCAAGGGGGCCGAGTACGTAGCCAACAACTGGGCGATGATCGCCACCAAGATCCAACAGGCCGGCGTGCTGGCCGGCGCAGCGCTCAAGGCCGCGAGCGTCGTCGCCACGGCGCGCCTGGTCGCCGGCTACGGGATGATCGCGGTGGGCAAGGGCGCAGCCGCAGCCAAGGCCGTCGGGGCCGGCGTCGGTCGAGCTAGGGACTTCGGGCGCAAGCGCATGCAGGCCGAGCACCTCCGCCGCGGCCGGAGGATGAGCGATAAGGGACCGTCGCGAGTACAGAAGGGCTTCGGCGCGCTCGCCAGCATGCTTGGCGCGAAGGTCGGGCCCAACCTCGACCGGACGGTGCTCCGCTTCGGGACCATGGCGACGATGCTCGCGGGCGCGAGCGTGGCGGCCGGTGGGCTGCTACTCGCGTTCTCCGGCGTCGCGCTGATCGTCGGCGGACTCGCGGCCTACATGATCTCCAACTGGGACAAGATCAAGTCGTCGATCGTCACCGCGATCGAGGACGGACGCATCACGCTGGTCCCGTTGATCACCGCGCTCTACACGTTCTGGGAGCGCCTCAAGCTGGTCGGCGAGGCGATCTTTGGCGACATCTCTGCGGCCGGCGTCATGGTCGGAGGGCTCGACATGCTCACCGGAGCGGTCGACATGGCGAGCACCGTCCTTGGCGGGATGATCCGCGTGGTCGCGTTCGGGATCGAAGCCTGGGGCGCGCTCAAGCTCGGTCTCGCCGCAGTGTTCCAGTTGATCGGCGAGGGCCTGCGCGTGCTCGCCAAGATCCCGAAGATCGGCGACGGGCTCGACGGCGCGATCGGATCGATCGAGAAGATGTCGCAGGCGACGCACGACTCGGCGCAGAACACATTCCAGCAGGCCGACAAGTTCAAGAAGGCCGCCGATGCGATCGCCGAGGCCCAGCTTTCCCCGATGCAACTCGAGGCCGCGAAGAAGAAGGCCAAGAGCCTCGAGGGCGCGCTCACCGACATGCTCACCGGCAAAGGCGCCAAGGGCGGAGGCCGCAAGGGCAAGGCCACGAAGATCGACCAGAAGATCGTGATCAACACGACGGACCCGGACGTGGACAGGTTGATGGCCGGATTCATCCAGTACGCCGAGAAGCAGTCAGACAGGCGCGTGCAGCCGTACGAGGCCGTCGAGCAGGGCACCTAGCCGTAGGAAGCGACCATGGCCACGCGCAGTATACTGTCCGAGATGTCGTTCCAGACGAAGAGCCTCGGCGCCATCAAGGATCCATTTGATGACATGGTCATCAAGATGCCGATCCAGATGACCATCGGTCCCTACGGTCACCTGCGTGGCAACGCCTACTGCCATAAGATGCCCGCGCCTCAAGGCGGCACGCCTGAGCCTGAGCCTGAGCGCGCCAACGCCGAGAAATATCCAGTTCTGGCGTTTTCTGGATTCGTCTTCGCCGAGGCGATTGATCTTGGCCAGGTGGTCAAGCCACCATGCGCGTGCCCGACCTGTGGACGGATAACCGATCTGGTCAAGATCTAGTGATCCTGCGTCACGACGAACATGGGCCATCGCCTCGCCTTCACGCGCAGGCGAACCCACCAGTTCGGTTCGAAATCGACACATCGCTTCGCATCAGCGCGCCTGTACCAGGCCGTCCACGCCGGCTCATCGATGCTGAACCGAGGTGAGATCGCGCAGCGCACGGCGATACCTTCGTCGATACCGTGATCGCATCGCCAGCACTCGCTTTCTGGATACGCTTTCTCTACGACGGAGAGGCTTCGATAGCTCACGCATCCACCTCAAGAGCAGCGTTCGTGTCACGGTCGAACAGGCCGCAGGCCGCTGCGAGCGTATTGTTGTGGCTCATGCCCGCCATACCGCCGCTCGTCGCGTAGACTTCCCGCATGCCCAGCAACGCCTCGCCGCTGACGATCGAGCAGGTCACGGGCCCGCGCCGGCTGATGATCTTCAAGGGCCGCGGCCTGCCCTACCAGCCGATCGAACTCGGCGTCGAGATCCGCACCAAGCAGACCTGGCTCCCCGCGAACCCCGTGGCGACGCAGCAGGTGCTCGGCTCGATGCTGAGCAACACCGTGCTCACCGGCATGTGGAAGGACCGCTTCCTGCTCAGCAACACGGCGAGCAACGGCGTCGACCTGGTCGGGTTCCCGCAGGTCAGCGGCGCCGGGATCCCGCAGTCCGGCGTCGCTGCCGGCGGCACCTTCGTCACGACCGCCGTGTTCCCGTCGTCGCAGCCCGCCCAGCTTGCGCGCGTGGTCGTCGACGCGCTCACGCTGATGACCACGGACCAGCAGAAGGTCCGCGTGACGTGGGATCAATACGTCCGCTACGGGATCATCAAGCGCTTCACGCCGCGGTTCTTGCGGATCAGCGACGTCGAGTTCGAGCTCGAGTTCGAGTGGAGCGGCGTCACCGAGTTCAGCCCGGTGCGCCGCTTCGTCGAGTTCAACGCGCTCAGCGTCGCGGCCGGCCTCGCTGCGATCCTGGCCACGATCCTCGCCGTGATCGAAGCGCTGCTGAGCCTGCGACAGCCGAACGCATTCGTTCGCCGGCTCGTCGCAGCGATCACCACGATCGGCGCGCTGATCGTCGGGATCATCGAAGCGCTGCGCGGGATCGTCTCGATCGCGTCGGTGCCTCAGGATCTGCTCTCGACGATCCAGGGACAGCTCGCGCTGATCCGTCTCGCCGCGCGGGGGCTGCTGCAGGACATCTCCGAGATCCGATCAGCCCGAGGAGACGCCTCGCTCGTCGGATCGCCTTCGGCCACGGCGAACGCGGCGCTGATCGAGTCGTTGCTGCGCGAACGGCTGCAGGAACTCGCTGCGTTCGCGGCAGAGCAGCAGCGGCTCCTCGAGTTGTTCGAGGGGACCGAGATCCTCTCGACGTTCCTCGCTGACACGCTGACGAGCCTGCGCGACGTGGCCTCGGAGAACTACGGGGATCCGACGCAGTGGACGGTGATCTCGAACTACAACGGCTTCTACAGCGACACGGTGCCGCGCGGGACTCTGGTGCGGGTGCCGGCGATCAACTAGTCGACCGGCTCGCCGTCGATGCGCTTGATCGCGCGCCCGAGCCAGGCCATGCAGCACTCCATCCGGTTTCGAAGCCCGCTCGGAGCGCTGGCCCAGACCTCGCCGAGGGTCTCCTGCACGTCCTCGATCGCGGCGTAGACGTGGTCGAACGGCGGCAGCGAGCCCGGCTCAGCCACGCGCCAGACCTGCGCCGGTCCCTTCGTGCCGCTGACGGTGGCGCCACGGCCTGGCTCCGTCGCGCACGTGACCGCCGACGCGCCGAGCAGATAGGCCAGCGCTTCGCGTGCGCGGCCTTGGCGGATCGTGGTCGAGTACGTGATCTCGCGGACCGTCAAGCCGTCCGGCGCGGACGTGATCGCGTCGAGGACCTCGGCTGCGTCTGCTCGTAGCGTGTCGGCCAGCGACATGGATCAGACCTCTTTGAGGTCGGCTGCCCACTCCTCGCGGACGGTCTCGGCCAGAGCTTCAATCACATCATCGAAAGCCGCCTCCCCGAGCGCATCCTGAAGGGTGGAGATCAACGCCATGGCATCGCGCATCACGTCGGCGACGCCAGGCCGGTACTCGCAGGCGTAGTCCCCTCGCAACTCCTTGGCGACCTTGTAGGACGGGAGCCATGTCCAGAGGTCGTGGGCGACGTTCTCCTGGTCCGACAACTCGGCGCCAAGGCTGATGATGAGGTCGCGTGCGCTGGCCATGACCACCCTACCGACGGCGAGCGCGAACGCTTCCGGGAAGCGGCCAGCCGCCGGCGCGGTAGTTCGACCATGCTGCAAAACAAAGATCTATCGAGCGCAAAGACAACGGCGCACGGAGCATGGGCAGTCAAGGCGTCCAAGTACAGCCTCGGCCGCGACGACGCGTTCACCGACGGGTTCTGGGACGGTCGTCTGTGGGCACTCGCACGCGTCATCGATCTAGTCCCAGAAGAAGACCGCGCGGAGGCGGCGAGGCGACTAGGCATCATGAAGCGAGAGGCTGTCGACTCCGGGATGCCGCTCATCGAGGACATGATTGAGGGGCTTTCATGAGCGACAACCCGCACAAGCTCGCGCTGACCACGAAACAGATCATCAAGTTGTCGATGGCCATCGCAGACACCGTCTGCCGCAACGTCGGCGGCCTCTCTCACTACCGTAATGAGGTCGAGCGTTGGGTCTACACCGAGCTTGAGGGCACGCCGTACGAGGCCGGCCAGCAACCAGACGACGCGCCCGCGCTCGCCGAGGTCAAGCCGGCAGCCGACGATCGCGTGGTCGCCTACCTCCGCACCCTGCTCGAGCGAGCCGAGTCCGGCGAACTTCTCGCGGTTGCGATCGCCGGGGAGCTCACCGGGCGCGAGGTGATCACGGGCGTCGCGGGTGAGCACGACATGTTCCGGATCCTCGGCGCGCTCGACATGATGAAGTCGCGGATCATCTCCGGGTGCAGGGCGCCGTGAAGGTCACGATCTGCTGGTGCTTCAACGAGCACGGCTTGCCGGCGATCGGCATCGGGCTCGCCGACGGAACGATCGCGATCAGCCCGTGCGACATGGACGAGCACCCGGGCGAGATCGTGATCGCCGAGGTCGACACGACGGCGGACACGGAGACCGCCAGGTTCGTCCGTGCCGCGCTCCGATGGGCCGCCGAGCCGCACCACTGCTTGCCGTCTCCGGTCTGCGAGATCTGCGGCGCGGAGGCTGCGTCGGCCGAGCAGGCGATGGACAACGCGGTGATGCGCGGGCGGCTCGACGGCGAATAACGTAGTGATCTCGCTGGCTTGCGAGAAAGATCGAAAAACATCGCATGGCGAGGAATAGCGCCAGAGGGTCGCGGTTGGACCCACCGAGCCCGAGGAAGACCGATGACCAACTACAAAACCGCCCCCGAACGCTTCGCCGACATCGCCCGCAAGTTCCGCGCGCTGACCACCAAGGCCACGAGCAACGCGCCCGTCCAGTCTCCGCAGGACCGCGCCTTCGCGGACCTCGACGAGGACGATTGGGACGCCATCGCCGAGCAGGTCGCCCGCATCGCCTCCGATGCTCTGCTCTACCTCGACGAGGCTGGGTACGACACCGATAGCGCCCGCTCGGCGGTCACTGCGACGGCCGACGGGATCGCGTCTCTCCGATCCGCGCGCGCCTCGGCTGCGTGACCATCGAGCCCCGGATCATGCCGGGGCTTTCGCGTTCGCGCGGTCAGCCTCGCGCTTGTGGTGGCAGCTCGCGCAGAGGGCCTCGACGTCCTCGTGGTGCTCCGCCGCATACCCGAGGTGGTGATCGTACTCGCGCCCCGGAGCGGCCTGGCAGTCGACGCAGGTGACGTCTGCTGGGGCGGGCAGCGTGCCATTCTGGATCAAGGTCTGGATGCGCCGCCGGGCCTGCCGCTTGTCGCCGTCGCGGGCGGCTGTCCGAGGCGCTCGCGCGGGGCGGGTCTGCGGTGACCCGGACCTGTCGGAGATCGACCACTCGCCGCGTGCTCGAATGATGTCACAGTACTCGGGAGCCATCTCGACCACGATGACCTTGCAGTCGAGCCCAGCGGCCGCGACGAGCGTGGTCCCGCTGCCGCCGAACGATTCGAGCACCGTCCCGCCAGGAGGCGTGACGAGTCGCAGGAGCCACCGCATTAACCTCGAAGTCCTCGAAGTCCGCGGGCTCCCATCCGCCCGCGGACCAGTCGAGGTCCGGGAACTCGCCGATGTTGGCCGCGAGTTGGTCGGGGTCCCACTCGGCCAGATCTGCGGTTCGGTTGTCGATGTGCGCGTACTCGGCCGCGTCCGCGTCTTCATCGTCGACGAACACCGCCACGATGTGATCCGCACCGAGTTCGAGCGCCGCGGTGATCGTCCCGTTGCCGGCCTCGACCGTCATGGTGCGCCGGTTGACCACGATCGCCTTGCGCTGCCGGAACTTGCTCAGCGAGTAGCCGATCGCGGACAGGTTGCGCTCGCTGTGCAGCCGAGCGTTCTTCGGATCCAGGTTCAGATCCGCGATCGGGACCAGGCGCGGGTGCAGGGCTGGGGCGTCGCTGTCCACCGCACCAGGCTCGCGCGGACAGGCCGACGGCGCAACCTCTGAGGTGCGCGCCGCGGTTACCGCTTGTCCAACACGATCTTCGAGAAATCGCTCTCCATCACGTCGTCGATCGTTTCGGCGTCGTCGCCTGACGCCGCAAGTTCTCGGCGCACGATCTGCACCGCTTCGTCGGCAGGGATGTCGCCAGGCGTCCCGTCGAAGCGAACGAGATGCGCGTAGAGTTCGAGTGAGCGAACCCGGTCGCCGCGCTGGACACCCCATCGACGAGCGTCGATTTTGGCGGTCACCATATCGGTCACCATACCGGCACCTGGACCGTGGATCGTGAGGAGGTCACCTGGCTCGACAGGGTCGACGCCATCCCAGCGCGAGACTTCGACATACCCGTCATCGTTCTCGGTGGTCAGCTTGATGTAGAGGGATGTGAACATGTCTACCCCTACCGACGCGAGACACGATCGCTTCCCGATCTGAGGTGCGCGCCACCGGCCGCGCTACACTCCGCCCATGACGCAGTACTGGGTCGGCTGCAAGGTCAGGATCAAGGTCCGGTTCGAGGACCAGGCGCAGGCGTTCGCGCCACCGGTCCCGTCGCCGACCGCACCCGGGAGCGGGGTCGAGTCCTTCGGCGCGCCTACCCTCGCCGCGCTCGCGTCGACCTTCGTCCAACTCGGCGACGACATCGTGCCCGAGACCTGCACGCTCGAGCTGAACAACTACCGCAAGGCGGACACATTCAAGGTCTCGATCCCGCTCGCGCGGCTGCCGTTCGATCCGCGGCTGATCCGGGCGATGACGGTGCAGATCTTCGGAGGCGTCTTCACGCCTGCCGAGTACGCCGCAGGCCAGGCGCCCGACGCCGACGCGCTCTACCTGCCGGACGTCCCGTCCCCGCTCACCGGCGTCCCCACGAGCTTCGGCGGCGTCAGCAACGAGCTGATCCGGGGCTTCGCCGACAAGCATGGGATCCAGATCGGCGAGCACGTGGTCGAGATCGAAGGCCGGGATCTGACGGGCGAGCTCCTCGACGCCGAGATCCCGCCGAACATGCTCGAGGATCTGCCGGGCTTCCTTCGACTCGACGAGGCGATCCAACTCCTGCTCACCGGCGACGCGCTCGCGCAGACCGAGTCCGTCGACAAGCGCTTCAACGAGCAGAAGACGCGCGAGCTTGGACGCGGTAGGAGGCGGCTCCTGAAGGACGCGCGAGCGAAGGACGCCGAGGCTGCTGATCTCGCTGCGGACGGCAACGACGCGGGCGCCATCGCTGCGCGAGCCGAGGCGCAGGCGCTCCGCCAGCAGGCGAACGGGCTCAAGCAATCTGGCTCCGCGCTACCGCCGGCGTCACGCCGCTTCGGCCTCCCCGGCTTCCGCGGCATGCGGGTCTTCAACGACGTCCAGTCCGCACCCGGCGTGCCCGAGTTGCTGCCGACGATCGACGAGATCAGGCCCAAGCAGTGGGTCGACTCGCGAGGGGCTGCGAAGCGAGGCCGCCGCAAGAGCAAGGGCAACCGCCAGAAGGTGAGCTACTGGGACTTCATCACCGAGCTCGTATACAGCGCCGGCTACATCGTGGACGTCAGGCTGCCGCGGGATCCGTTCCTCACCGCGTCGGAGATCGTGATCACGAACCCGCGCAACTACTACCGCGCATCGACGACCGCCGGAGACATCTTCCCGCCGCCGACCTCGACGCGGGTGTTCGTCCACGGCGGCAACGCGGAGGAGATCACGTTCGAGCGCTCGCTCAAGGGCACGGCGGTGCCGACGATCCAGATCCGCGGCTTCGATACGGCGACCGGGATCCGCTACTCCGGTACGTGGCCACCGCTCGCTCGCAACGGCAGGCCGAGCCCAACAGGCCAGGGCGACCGAGACGAGATCAAGGTCGTGAACCTCGACTCGATCACCGGAGGCTCGCCGGACGCGATCGTGTCCGCGCTCACCCGGGCGGCTGCCTCGGTCTACGAGCAACTCTCGCGCGGGGATCTTGTCGTCTCGATCCGGACGCCGGTGCTCTCGGCGCTGCCCGAGAACCTTCAGGCCGGCGTGATCGGAGACCTGTTCGCCCTGCGCCCGCGCGATCCGATCGCCGTCGAGATCCCTCCGCATGATCCGGCGAGCGGGCTGATCTCGACCGCGCTGATCCTCGCCGAGGGCGGGCAGTTCGAGAAGCTCGAGCAGGCGCGGCTGGCCGGGCTGCCGATCGACGTCGCGGCAAAGTACGCGGCGGCAGCATCGACTCAGTACATCCAGCGCGAGTTCAGGACTCGGATCGTCACGTGGACCTGGTCCGTCACCGACGGGTGGGACGCGGCGATCCAGGCCGTGAACTTCCTCGACGTGCGCGACTCGATCCAGGTGACCGAGACGCGCACGGGGATCACGGTGCCTCGCTAGTCGTCGCTGGGATTTCGGATGTAGTGAGCGAGCGTCCGCATGTATCCGACAGCGATTCGCGCTTGCCGTTTTTCAACCCACCACCACCATGGAACGTCAGCTATTGACGCCTCCGTTTCGTCGGACGCGCGGTCCAGTGCGTCCGCAATCCAGGGACCACGCTCGACTGCATCCTGGCTCTCGGCGTACTGGATGAGCCCGGACATGAGCCGATCCACGTCCGGGGAGTGCGGGTCGAGTGTGCATGCCGATCGCCGTAACGCGTCCGCGATCTCCTTTCGCCGGCTCATCCTGCGGCGCCCTTCTCGACCTTTCCGATGATGCGGTCGGCCTTCTGGGCGCCCTTGAGCGAGGTCTCGATCTCGACCGCGCCGGACTCGCTGATCGTGACGTCGGCGAGCGTGCAGCCCCAGACGTGAGCGATGGCTGCGGCGATCTGTTCTGTGGTGGGGATGACGGTGATCTTCATGGCCGGACTACCTGCGCGCGCCGGGTAAGCTTCCCGCATGGCTGTCCCGATCAAGTTCAAGCGCCCCGCCCCGAGGATGTCGTCCGACCCCGCGCGGCAGAACCGCAACGGCGCACCGCCGGCGCTGATCGAGACCGGGATCGGGACGGTGGGCTACGCCGACAGCCGCACCTCGCTGCCAGAGGGCACGCCCGCGTGGCTTCGGTGGGAGCAGGGCGAACTGCTCGTCGAGGTCACGCTCAAGGACGAGGACCGGATCTGCGCGCGTCTCGGGTGCGAGTGCGAACTGGTCGAGGGCCAGCAGGTCGCGCTGGCGTTCCCGGAAGGCGAACCCAACGCGGCGATCATCGTCGGCGTGCTCAACAGCGCGCTCGAGCCCGCACCGTCGAGCGTGGCCGGCGTTCTCACCGGCGCCGGGGCTGCGACCGAGAAGGGCGTGCGCGTGCCAGGGGCGACGTGGCGATTCGTCAGGCTGGAAAACGGGCGCATGCTCGCGATCCAGACCAACGACGCCGACATCAACATCTGGGCGGGCGCCGGCCTGCACCTGAAGGCGACCGCCGGCGCGATCCACCTCGACGGCACGACGCACCTCGGAGCCAAGCCGATCACACCGCCGATCGGTAGCTCCGCGGCTCCGGGCGGCGAGGAGATCCCTGGCGTGCCTGCGGTCCCGTACGTGCCGACGCCGTACGTGCCTCCGGCGCCACAGCCTCCGGCGCAGACGCCCTACGTCGGCAACGACGACGGGATCGTCCGCGCGAAGGATCTGTTCCAGTCCAACGTCGCGATCGATCCTGTGTTCTGGGCCTGGATCATCGGTGTCGACGCGGTCGCGCGCGGCATCAATCAAGCGCTGCCTCCTGCGCCCACGAACGTCTACTCGGCTGTCAGCGGCGCCGCGGGGCCGGGCTCGAAGCACACGGCCAGCGGCGACTTCGAGCTGGTCTAGACGATCGTCGCGCCGCCGCTGAGGCCGACGCACACCCACGCCGTGTCGCCCGCGTTGCGCATGACGATCGCTCCTTCGCTCGTGGCGTTGAGCGTCAGCGTGCCGACGTCGAGCGCGAGCGTGTAGCTACCGCCGCCAGCGACGGAGAGCGCAAAGAGGTTCACGCGCTGGCCGGGGAAGGCGTTGGCGTTCGTCGTGATCGCCACGTTGCCGGCCGCGGTCACGGTCAACTGCACTCCGCCGATCGTCGCGTCGATCTCGAACGCCGCATCAGCGGCCGGCTGCGCAACGACCTGTGAGACCTGCGCCTGAGCGACGGGGATCGTCCCGATCGTGATCGATGCCTTCGCATCCGCGGCAGCCGAGTCCTCGATCAGCAGGTAGTCCGCCGCGACCGGCGTCGCCTTGGCCGCGACCGCAGAGATCTCGGCCGCCACGTTGACATGGACCGCGGCCGTGTCGCTTCCGGCCTCCGCGATCTGGGTCTGCGAGACGATGTCCCATACGACGAGGTTGGCGGCCGACACCGACCGAGCCGCCAGGATCACGGACTCGCCGGCGGGCAGCACGAGGTTCGCAGCGCCGTCGATCGTCCCTGCTCCTTCGGGGTCGATCGTGACGGCGTTCGTTCCCTCCCACTCCTTGACGACGTAGTGCTTGCCGACGTAGACGCTCGCGCCGCCCGGGAGCGTGAGGATGAAGGCGCCGCCGCTCGCGTCGCAGGCCGCGTAGTCCTTGTCCGCGTCGAGAGTTCCGGCCGCGGCGAACTCCTGGATCTGGGACGAGACGAACTCAGCCGCCGACCCGGTGGCGAACTGCTGGAGGGTGAGCGTGAGCGCGGAGCGTCGTTGCGTCTGAGTCGCCATGCGCGAGATCCTCTCGCAGACCGCGGTCAGCCGCAAGTGGTAGCCTGCGGACGTGGCCAGCGCGCTCATCACGATCGACCAGCCCGCGAACACGAGCCCGATCGGCGTCGCTGGCCGAGCTCGTGACGACCTGCTGATCAGCCAGCCGGTGACGCTGCGCAACGCGAACGACACCGACGTCAATCGCTGGCGCTGGTCGCTGATCGACGTCCCGATCGGATCGACGGTGACACTCTCGAGCCTGACGGCATCGCAGGTGAGCTTCACGCCCGACATCCCCGGTAGCTATCTGGTGAAGCTCGCAGTCAACGACGGGCTCACCGGGCAGATCGACCGTCGGATCGCTGGGGTCCGGGATGGCTTCGGCCGCCTGTACCCTGCGGCAAGCCAGCAGGCGGGCGAGGCGAACTACCTGGTCGGAGGAACGCCGAACCAGAACGGCTGGGCCAAGGAGGTCGAGCGGATCCTACGCTCGCTCGGCGCGCCGCAGCTCCTCAACGCTGCGCAGTCCGACGGCGTGGCGGTGTCCGCGTCCGAGATCGTGACGATCGGGGCGATCGGTCTGCCGTCCTCATCGGCCGAGGTCGACGCGTACGACTTCATCGACATCATGGGCGGCAACCTCGGTCCACCTCCGACGGTGAACGGCGAGACCTTCTCCGACGTGCCAGGGGCCGGCGGCCTCGCGTCGATCTGCGTGGCTACGGTCGACCTGGACACCAGCGGAACGACGATCGGCGACATCTGGGCGCTGGTCATGATCACGGGCACGACGCCGCTGCTCCTGACCAAGTTGACGATCATCTAGCGATCCGCGCCGTGCTACCGTCGGCCATGGCGAAGACCAAGTCACCGGCGATGACCGCGGCTCGAAGGCGCAAGCTCCCGGCCAAGAAGTTCGGCCTGCCCGAGAAGGGCAAGTACCCGGTCGACACGCCCGCGCGAGCCCGCAACGCCAAGGCTCGCGTGGCTCAGGCGCTACGCGACGGCGAGATCACTCCGGCCGACGCGAAGAAGGTGATCGCCAAGGCCGACGCGGTCCTCGGCGGAGGAGCCAAGGCCAAGGCCGGGCGCATGGGTCCGGCCGAGATCATCAAGGCCGCGAAGAAGGCGAAGGGCGGCAAACTGCCAGCGGTCAAGCCGGTGGCCAAGAAGCCGAACCCGGCGATGATGGCGAAGAAGAAGACCGCGAAGAAGAAGCGCTAGCGATCACCATCCGTCGCGTCATCGATAGCCTGAACCCCCGACATCATCTTTCCGCCCGCGATGACCATGATCGGAGCCCACCCACCGAGGCAGATTCGAAGCCAGTGCTCGTAGTCGGCGGTCATTTTACCGAAGGCGCTCGCGCCAGTGTCGGCGAGCCAGCGCGCGAGTTCTTCGGGCGTTTCGAACACCGGCGAGATCGGCGTGCCCTCGGTGGTGTCCTCGTACATCTGGAAATGCGTTCGCTCGTTCTCCGGCCAGTTCGGCATGTAGTCGGCCGGGTCGGGGCGTAGACCCTCCCACTCCGAGAACGGAGTCCCTCGCATGTCGGGGTGCCGTTTGAACACGTCGCTCGTGCCCGCGAGCCACGCCGCCTCGTCAGTGTCCCAGCGCTTCTGCAGGGCTCCGACATCGGCGCTTGGGGACAACGGCCTGTAGGGCTGCTCGAAGCGATAACCCTCGCCACTTGTCCATGCGGTTTGCTGCCCTCGGTGGTCCCGCGGATGCTCCCAGTCTTTTGGCACTTTTCGAACTTCTCGTCCCATGCCCACCCATACCGCATGAATCGCGATCAGCTTCCCGCGTGGTAACCTGACCTCGTGGCGCTCGACCCGATCGCGCAGACATCCTGCCCCGTGCCCGCGTCGCTCCGCCCCGTGCGAGGCGACTCGATCTCGATCAAGCTGCGCCTGGTCTCCGCCGCGACAGGCCGGCCGATCGTCCTGACGGGCTGGTCCGGCGTCGCCAACGTCTACGCGACCGCGCTCGCCGGCGCCGCGCTGCACACGATGACCGTCGACGTCGACCAGTCCGCCGCCGGTCTGCCGACCACGGGCGTGGTCACAATCTCCGCCGCGATCAACGCCACCGTGGGCTGGACCGAGTTCGGATCCTGGGCGCTGATCCTGACCGACGGCACGACCTCGAAGACGATCGTCTCAGGCCCTTGGGAGTTGGTCGGCAACGGGATCCCGCAGCCGTTGTTCACATGCTCGAGCGGGATCGGCGGTGGTGCTTCCGGGGGCGCGTGCGGGGCCCTCGGCTTCGACGTGCTCGGAGCCGGCTGCGCCGTGCTCGAGTCGGGCTACACCGTGATCCTGCTGCCGCATCCGCAGGGCGCCTGCTCCTGCGCGTGATAGCATCCGGCCATGCTGCACCGCCGAGTCGCCGTCTCTGGCTTCGCTGCCGATCCAGAGTGGTCCGTGACCCAGGCCGATCCCGCGATCATGGCGCCGGATCTTGTCGAGACGATCCGCGTGCCGGGCCCGGGCACCCTGTTGTGGTGGGGGATCGGGAAGGACGGGGCCGACGCGAACGCGAGCTCGGTCGACGGCTCTGGCGCGACTCTCGACGCTCGGCTCGTGATCCGGACCCAGTCTGCTGACGGGCGCGGCTACGAGTACCTCGGCTTCACCCCGATCTCAGTCACGCTCGGGGGGCTCCTGCCGTGGGGCCAGGCCGTGATCGAGCGCGACCTGCCGAGCAACGCCGAGGGCTGGCTGCAAATGATCTCGCTCGGGGTCGGAGCGAGCGCGGCAACCCACCTCTGGCTCAGCTACCGGTTCATCCGCGGCGCGGCGGTGGGGGTCTGATGGCAGAGCCAGGCGGCGGCAACGCAACTCCATCTCTGAACGTCGAGGTCGACGTCATCCGCGGGCGCGGGATCCAGACCGTGTTTGGTCGCCGCCAGAACGCAGCCAATGGCGTGCTCGCTGACGTGTGGTCTGGCACCACGAACACCCGCCCGCTCCCTCTCGCGCCGAAGCCGATGTTCGTGGTCAGCACCGGCGCCGATCAGTTCGGAGTATCTGGCGCCCAGTTCGCGATCGTGACGTTCATCGACGAGTTCGGAGACTGGCGGAACTCAGACCTGCTCCCGATGAACGCGGCTACTCCAGTTCCGGTCACCTACAAGCCGGACGACGGGATCCTCGGAGACAACTCGAGGCCGCCGCAAGGCCCGACTCCTCCGACTGGAAGCAGCATCGTCGCCAACGTGTTCCGGGTGCAGGACGCGTTCGCTGTCGTCTCGCTCGGAGCCACCGAGGCAGCGCCTCGCGTGAACAATTTGGGGATCATCTCGGTGATCGACGGTGGCGCGGTCCAGTTCGAGGCGATCCCGATCGGCGCCGGAAGGTCGCGATCGGCCGCCTTCCACGTCCCCCGCAACAAAACCGCGCGCCTGACCTCGGCCCCGATCGGGACCGCGAAGGGCCGCGGCGAGGCGTTCATCTCCACCACGTTCGGACCGGGGACGGCCTGGCAGATCTTGCCGATCGCGTCGATCGAGTCCGCGACGGTCCTGTTCGAGTCCGATCCGGCGGCGACTCCGATCTCGCCGCAGTCCGATCTCGCCGGGCTCATCCTGCCGGCCAATGTGATCGACGTTACCTTCTTGATGCAGTTCCGGTTGGTGCCGATCCGGTGAGCGCCTTCGGCTTGCTCCCGTTCGGGACCGAGGCGCCGTGGGGCGGGCCTGGCCTGATCTCGCTGATCACGATCCTGCCGGTCGGGACCAACAAGCTGATCGCGTTCTTCACATCTCCGCCGCGCGCCGGCGATCCGCTCGGCTACCAGCACGCGACCAACACACTGCTCTGGTCGCTGGTGCCCGTCGATCCGATCTCGATCGGGATCAACGGAGAGGTGATCGTCGAGCCCGGCAAGCGGAGGCCGAGCTTCGGCGTGCGGATCGCGGACATCGTGGTCGACGAGGACGACGCCACGCAGATCGTGATCAAGACGGTCCCGCAACTCGAGCCGGGGATCACCTACACGGTCACGCTCGAGGGCGACATCCGCGGGGCAGCGTGCGAGGAGTTCGGCGGCCGCCGGGCCTTCGACGTGCTCGCGCGCAACAAGCCGGAGCCGCGCAGGGATCCGCAGTCGGCGGCGGTGGACACGTTCCGCGACTGGGCGAATCCATTCTTCCTGATCGACCCCGTCACCGGACAGCCTGTCGAGGGTCCGGGGATCTGGCAGATCGACGAGGCCGGCGACATCGTGCTCGACGACAACGCGGCCTCGCTCAAGAAGCGCGTGCTCCGGGTGATCTCGACCGAGCAGGGCGCCTTCGCTCACCTGCCGCGCTTCGGGCTTCGCGGGCTCTCGAACTCGGTCGCGCGGCAGCAAGACGTGCAGCGGATCGCGTCGCTGTTGCAGGAGCAGATCAGGCAGTTCGCCGACGTCCGGCAGGCGACGGTCGAGGCCCGGATCGAAGTGAGCGCGGCGACCGGCGGCGGGATCCTGCGGTTCCTGATCACGGTACAGCCGCGAAGCGAGGGGCTCGTGCGGCTCGCGTTCCAGCATCCGCTTTCCTAGGTTTGCCTGGCGTGCTGAGACCATGCGCGCCACCGCGAGACAACCGCGTCGCGTTCGGCTTGTGCAGCCTCGACAGTACCGTGCTTGACCACAAGGTCCGGCCCTCCCTTGCGCGATATGAGAACTCGATCTTTTGCGATCACGCCGATCGCAACGCTGAGGACGGCCTCAGCAGCGATGGCGTCGCCGTTGGACAAGGTAATGATTGGGTCTGGGGTCGGCGTGCTCATGCCGGACCTACCGTCGCCCCAGCGATCAGCTTCCCGCGTGGTAGCCTGCGACCGTGGCCACGCTCCCCACGTTCGACGACCTGATCGAGTCCGGCAAGCGCGAGGCCCTCGGCCTGCCGACCCGCCTGAGCCGCGAGATCATCGACGAGCCCGGGAGCGACGTGAGCATCGCCTTCGCCGCCCAGGCGAGCATGGCGGAGAAGGCCGCCGTGTTCGCCCAGGGCGAGATCAACGCGACGCGCCTGCGCACCGCGAGCTCCGTGAGCGAGGACGCGCTCGAGCAGTTCGGCGCGAGCGAGTTCGGCGGCGAGGTTCGCTCGGGGCCTGAGTCCGCGATCGTTCCGCTGATCTGGACCCGCGAGCCTGGCGGCGCGGCGATCGTGATCGCGGAGCGCACGCTCGTGGCGACGGCCGGCGGCGTGACCTTCGAGACCTCCGCGGATCTTGCGATCGGATCCGGCGAGACCGGACCCGCGACCGTCGTCGGCATCGCGACCACGGCCGGCACCGGCGGCAACGTTCCCGACGGCACGATCACGCAGATCCTAAGCTCGGTCCCGGATCCGACGCTGAGCGTAACCAACGACGAGCGCGCGAGCGGTGGCCAGGCCGAGCAGTCGATCGAGGACTACGAGGCGCAACTGCAGTCCGTGTTCGCGCGAGCCCGACGCGGGACACTCGGCGCGATCGAAGCTGCTGCCGCGACGACGCCAGGTGTCTCGAGCGCCCGCGCCTACGAGGTGCTCGACAGCGACGGGATCGAGGTCGGCCGCGTGGTCGTGCAGATCCTCGGCGGCGGCGGGACCACCAACGCTGCGCTCGCTGCTCGCGTGCGTGAGCGGGTCCGCGAGTTCCGCTGCGCCGGCGTGCCCGTGACGACCGACGCGCTCAACCCTCGGACCGTGGCGATCACCGCGACCGGCCTGCTGATCCTCGACGGCTTCGACGAGGCCGGCGTGCTCAGCGAGGCCCGGCGCGCGCTCGTGGCCTTGATCGGATCCGTGGGGCAGGACGGCGAGCTGCAGGTTGGCGCGAAGCTCTACCTCTCCGACGTGCTCGGGGTGCTGCGCGACACCGACGGCCTCAAGATCCCAGCCGGATCTCTCACGCTCCCGACAGACGACGTGGTGCCCGCGAGCGGCGAGTACCTCGTGACGGATCTCGACTCGATCAGCCTGACGGCGGCGAGCTAAATCCGACAGCCTCCGCGAGTTCGGCTTCGATATCCCAGCCGAACTCTTGATCGATCCCGATGCAGGCATCGCGAGGCTCGCCATCGCGGTACAGGGCACGCCCGGCAGCCCGCTGCTCGCCTGCCTCGGCCTCCCACTGCTCCGCCTGCTCCTCGTTCATGCAGTGGTGCAGTGCTCCTCCTCGACGGTGAACGTCGCGACCGCTAACGCCATGGGCCTCTCCAACTTGTGGGTGAATCCGGTCGCTCATGCACGGCCTACCATCCGCGCCGCGATCGGCTTCCCGCGTGGTAGCCTGAACCCATGCGGCGCATCGGCTACTGGCACTGCCCGGACTGCGCCGGCAAGCAGCTCTACGTGCTCTACGAGCCGCCGTGGGACGAGCACACGGCGTCCTGCGAGGTCTGCGGCCACAGCTTCGGCTACGTCGCCCACACGGAGACCACGATCGACGAGCTCGGCCGGGTGATCGTGCGGAGCTACCCGCGCCCGGTGCTCTCGCCCGAGGTCCTCGCGGCTGGCCTGCGTGAGTACCGCGACAAGGTCGCCGCGGAGCTCAAGCGCCGGCACGGCGGAGACCACGTCTACCGCGCCACCGTGGACCTGCACCGGGGGCTCGCCGAGCAGGATCCGCAGACGCGCGCGCGGCTGCTGAACTCGACGGCGCCGAGCCTTGTGCACGGAAAACGCTAGTGATCTCGCTGGCTTGCGATTTTCTTTGTCCGGGCGGCAATAGATCCGCGCGGGGCCGGTATGGCTCAGCGTGACCACGCAAGACACCATGAACACCGAGACCACCCCCGCAACCGTACGCGTCCAGACCATCAATCAGCCGAGCAGCTACTTTTCGCTCGACGTCGAGCTGAGCGCGGAGAATCTCGGCGAGATCCTCGGGTGGAACCCTGGCGGCGAGGCCATCGATGACGTTCTTGCGAGCCTGCGAGCGGGCAGGAGCCGGACCGTGCGCACGTCTCAGGTTCCGAAGGACCATGGCACCGCCTGCGTCGAGTACCTCCTTTCGCCGATCACCACCCCAGCCGCCCCGACCGAGCCTGCGCCCATCCGCCGGCTCACCGGCGCGGACGCGATCGCCTACGCCGAGGACAAGGACGTCCCCGTCTGCAAGCACGCCGACCCCGTCGAGTGCGCCCGCTCCGACCTGAGCCTAGCCGAGGCCCGCGAGGTCGCGCAGGAGGACGCCGGGCTGCTCTACGTCGACGTCCACGCCTGACCCGCTGACCCCGTACCCCTGGAGACCAAGACCAATGTTCATCATCACCAAAGACCGAATCACCCACGACGAGCCGAGGGCCACGGCTATCTGCGGACCCGGAAACATCAGCGACGCCGACGTCGCCCTGCTCAAGAGCATCGCCAGCGGCAAGCGCCCATCCGGCATGAAGCCCGAGCACTTCCGCGTGTACGACGATGACGGCGAGCACTACTTCGACGGCTACTACCTCGATTCGAACGGCTCCGACGAGTTCGATGTGCTCGAATGCTTCGGCTACTCGTTCGGCTGCACCACGATCAAGATGCGCAACACGGACGGCACCTACTCCGTCCTCTGACCCCAGGCTGCGGAACCATGAAGATTCACACCACGCGACCGAGGACCGGGAACGCCCGCCGGATCTGGGATGGTCTGACGCGCGGACTTGGCCTGGCGCCGTCCGAGCTTTGGTACAACCCCAACAACTGGGGCCGCCGTGCAGAGGACGGCTGGGGCACGTGGGCGTTTCGATCGGGCCGGGATGAGATGCTGTGCGGCATCGACGGCGCCGATGTCTATGTGCGCGAGTCGGTGGCCCCCTACCGGAAAATGTGGATGCCGACACCGGTCTCCGACTGACCCGAGCCCACCCGGAGCCCCGCACGCGCCCCACGAGAGACGACCATGCTGCCGACCACCAACGACCTCGACGCCCTGATCGCGCTCCGCCCCCGCCTGATCGACGTGGGCTCCGGCGACGGCCGGCACGCCTTCGCCTCCGACGCCCCGCGCTACCTCGCCGTCTTCTGGGTCGACCTGGCGTCCTACACCGGGTGGATGTTCACGCGCTGCGGCGGCGGGCGCGACTCCGGCCCCCTCGACTCGCTCGAGGATCTCGACCGGCTGATCGCGTGGGTCGACGAGCGGCCGTACCTCGCGGGGTCGGATCGATGAAGGTCGAAGATCTCCAGGAGCACGTCCGGCTCGCTCTCGGCGATCCCCACGTCCGCTGGCTGATCACGAATCCGTGGGGCCTCGCCGTCGCCCGATCGCGCGCGCGCAGCTGCACGATCCGGCCCGAGGTCACGCGGGCGGCCTACGCCGCCTTCGTCGAGGCCATGGAGTCCATGCTCTGATCGTGCCGCGTGGTAGCCTGCGCTCGTGAGCCAGGTCGACAAGATCGAGATCGGTACCCGTCGGCGACTCCTGAGCGCCGACTTCAACAACGCCGAGCGCCTGAGCAGTCGAGCTTTGCTCGAGTCGATCAGCGCGCTGGGGCTCGCCGACGTCTACAAGGTCGCCGCCGCGGGGGTCGGCGGCGTCGTCGGTGGCCTCACCGTGCGCGCGGTCGTCGGCACCAACGAGGTCGAGGTCCAGCCTGGGATCGCGCTCGTCGCCCAGACTCCGGCCTCGGCAACCTACGACGCGCCGGTCGAGTGGATCGAGCTCGGGGCCGCGACGCGCGTGGATCTCGGCGGTCTCGTCGACGGCGGAAGCCCGCGGCTCGTCACGATCGAGATCGAGGCCACGCAGGTCGCCAAGGTGAACGCGCCGGTCGATGTCTTCGATCCGGTGACGGGGACTTTCGGCGTCGCCAACCAAGACGTCGTCACAGGCAGTTCGCCGACGCTCACAGCGACCGCAGGGGCCGCGGCTGCGTCTCCGGTCGTGGCCGCAGGAACCCCGGGCCGGATCCCGCTGGCGGTCGTGAAGCTCTCGACGGCGCAGGTCTCCTTCTCGGATACGTGGGTCGCGGTGCTCATGTGCCGTCCGCTGCTCGAGGCGCTCGGCGACAAGCTGGCCCCGCGCAGGTACGTCCGCGGAGGCGGAGTCAGCGTCGGCGAGGAGAACGGCGGTGTTTTGGTCAACCTCAACACCACGACCGTGCACGACATCAACTTGTCGATGCTCGGGATCGACAGCCGGATCTCGGGCGCCACCGTGTTCGCGAACTCGAGGACGCCAAACACGACCGACCCGGCCACGCTCGCGGGAGCGGTGCAGCCTGTCTACGGCTACGCAGTGCCTCCCCCATGGGCCTCCGACTACGGGAACATCGCGCCGCGCGAGGCGTGGCAGCAGAACCCGAACCAGCTGAGCCTGGCCGGCACACCTGAGTCAGTCGTCGGTGGCGACGGATCGAGCTTCAGTTCTCTCGCGCCCGTAACGTCAACCGTCGCTCACCGATCAGCGATCGTGATCTGGGATTCGAGCACGCCGACGGGGCTCGACCAGGGTCCGCTCGGCAATGCTTCCGCACGCGTCACGGATGCCCGCGGACCGCACCCGGACACGGCGCTCGGTGGTGCTGGTTCGATCACGCTCGACGCGACTCAGGACGTCAGCTGGGGCGTGTCGCAGATCGTGACCGAGAGCGTCTACATCGGATCGATCGCCAGCCTCGGCGCCGGGTTGTTCCTTGGCCAGGCGTACAAGGGCCGCGGCTACGTCAGGGTGATCGACACCGTCGACGTGATCGCTGGAACGGGTAACCGGCCGATCTTCGTGACGTCGGCAAGCACCGCTGGGCTCGTAGTCTTCTACCCTGGGCGATGGCCGAACATGGCGGTCGGAGACGCCGAGATCATCCCCGCGTCGGCGATCACCGTGGATCTGTTCTCGCGCTTCGACGTCGTCAGCCCTGGTCCTCACGTCTTGAAAATCGCGAGCGCCTTCGGCTTCGGCGCCACGAGCCTCGCGCTTGCGCTTGGATCCTACGAGGTCCTCGAGCTCGGAGATGCGACATTCGGCGTCGAGCACCTGCTGGTGACGCGCAACGTCGCCCAGACGGCACAGCACCTGGTGACGAAGGGAGCCGGCGCGCTTGCTTCGGCGATCGGCCTGACCGGCTACGAGGACATGCTCCTCGCCGCGCGCTAGGTCTCGGGCAGCAGTACAACGACGAGGCCACCCGGAAGTACACCGCGACACCTCTGCCCGTCGCTCCACGTCCAGATCCACGCTCCCGAGGCACCCGAGCAGGCGACGTCGTCCTGCTTCACGTCGATCGGTTCGAGTTGGCTCAGCGGCCGGGCGAACAACATCGAGTCGCCGAAGCTCGGCGTGCACGCGATCGCGTCCGGCGAGAACAGGTAGCACGGCGAGCCTCCACGAGAAGTCGTCGGGACCCAGTCGCCGTCATCGACCGCACCCTGCACCTCCTCCTCGGTGATCACGTCTGCCCAGGCGGTCCACTGCTCGCACTTGCCCCAGACGCGCCCGTGCTCGTCGACCATCCCGACGGTGGCATCGCACTCCTCGATCTCGACGGATCCGGTCTCGGATCCAGCGCCGGTCACGTCGATCTGGTCGGGTCCGCAGGCTGCTGTACCGAGCACGAAGGCGAGCACGAGGCGGTGATCCTTCCGGTCCATGCCACACACTACCGCGCGGATGACGGATCGCTTCCGCGGCCCACGTTGCGCCTGGCTCGCCTTGCGGGATAGGCTTCGCGTGTGGCTGGATTCGATGAAGCGGCGATCGCGTTCGGCACGATCGGCGGAGCATTCACCGCGACGTTTCTCGCGGTGCTTGTCGCGGGGTGGAAACTCTGGCGCGGGATCCGGGCTGTCCTCAAGGGCAACGAGGGCATGCAGGCGATCCTCGGCGAGGCGACGGGCGTCGAGGTCGACGCTGGCACCGGGTCGCCCGCGACGGCCAAGCGCCAGCACACCGGCTCGTTCCAGGCGATCATCCGCGAGGAGCTCGCGCCGATCAGCGACCGGCTCGACATGCTCGAGTCCCACGTCGACAAGCGGCTCGACGGGATCGAGTCCACGACGCTCGAGCACGCCGACCTGCTGGCGGATCTCTCTCGCGGCCACAATGCCGTCGCCAAGCGCACCGCCCAGCACAGCGCCAAGCTCAACATCGCCGAGGCCGAGCAGACGATGACCCGAGGGGTGATCCGATGATCGACGCGCTCGGGCGCGGCCGACGGCTGATCCTTCAGATCTTGGCGGTCGCGCTGATCGCTGGCTGGCTGTCGGCGCTGTGGTACCAGGGCCGCTTGCGCGCCGCCCATCCTCAGGCTATCGAAGGCGTCCAATGAAGCGCGCGATCTCGATCATCATCGTCTGCCTCGGCCTCAGCGCATGCCCGCGGCCGAGCGAGCCCAAGCAGCCAGGCGACGATCCTGGACCGGCCGACGACGGGACCGAAGGCGGCGAGACAGGCGAGAAGCCTTCGAAGTGAAGAGGGGCCCGGCCACATCCGTGTGTCCGGGCCCCTCCCATGCTCCGCTCCTTTCCAAGCTGCGCGGTCAAGGCTCTGGCGTGCAGTTGTTCCGCCAAGTCGTCACCGGCCGCCCATCCGAAAGTAGGTCCTGTAGCGGCTGGCGAGATCGTCACGGCCTCGGGTCGAAGCTCACGCCTCACCTCGCAGCTTCCTGGCTCGGTAGTCGGGGCAGCACAGCCGCCAGATGTGCGCCTCGTCGATGCGACCATCGGACTCGAGTTCGTCCGCGTAGTTCAGGCATGGCCTCCGCAGCTCGTAAGCCATCTGCTCGACCGTCTCTTCGAGGACACAGCCGGACAGGACCGACGACCATAGGCAGATCGTCGTCACCGAACGATCCACACCGAAGACGCGATCGCCCATCGTCACACGCACCAGGATGCGAAGCGCGTGCGACGACTGTGCCCAAGCCGAGATCTCGGCGCCGGGGATCCTATGGCCAGCCAAAGCTGACACCAGTTTGTCCATGACCATGCGGTCCACGGCCTTCTGTTCGACGCTCACGCCTCACCTCGCAGTTTCGTGCGCGGCCCGAAGAACTTGACGTGATCCGGCGTCGGCTTGGCCTTCGCGGGACCGCTGTCGCGCGGCACAACGCACAGGCTCTTGGCGCACGCTCGAGCGCCGCTCGCTTCGGCCTCGGTCGGGCGGTGCGCTCGGATGCTCGCGTTGAGCTCGGTCCACGCGCGCACGTGGTCGTCGGTCACGCGGTCGAGCTCGACGCCGCACGCTCGCGCGAGCCAGGCCCGGATCATGTTCTGCTGTTCTTTGCTCATGTCGTCCTCAACCGTGGGTCGTTCGATCTATTTCGAGAATTCTGTCCGAGGGGTAGGATCTGGGCATGGCGAAAGCGACACCTGGTGAGAAGGCGAGGCGCCTGGCCGAGAAGCACGGGCTCGTCGGGGTCAACAAGCCGAAGATGACCCCGGCCCACCCGACCAAGAAGGGCGTCGTGGTCGCCAAGGACGGCGACGCCGTGAAGCTGATCCGGTTCGGGGATCAGTCGATGGGCCACAACTACAGCCCGGAGGCGAGGAAGGCGTTCAAGTCGAGGCACGCGAAAAAAATCGCCAAGGGCAAGCTGTCGGCGGCCTACTGGGCGGACAAGGTCCTGTGGTCGCCTGGCGGGCCGAAGAAGTCCCCGCCGAAGGGCCGGCGCGGCAAGGGCTAGTCGACGCCGGCCTCACGCAGGTCGATGAGCGTTGTCCATCCCTGCGTCCCTGGACCAGGCGAGCGAAGTTCGACCGCGGACCATCCGAGGTCGATGAGCGACTTGGCGCGCGTCTTGACGAGGCGCTCGACGAACTCGACCTCAGCGCGGCCCGACTCCATGAGCTCCATGCACGGGTCGCGGAGCACGCTGTACCAGGTAGATGCGATCCACGCGGATCGTCGATCTCCTGGATTGACTCCTCCGACAGTCTTGATCCCCTCGTTGTCGATAGCTATGACCAGCGTCGCCGATGTCCGCTGAACGGCCCGCGGAGGCGTGGCAGACGACTGATCTGTCGTGCGCTTCTCGGCCTGCTCGAGCATCCCGGCCATGATCTTGTCGGAGACGGGATCGCCGTCGATCGTGATCTGGTGCTCGGCGCGCATCATCTCCGCGAGCTCGAGGATCTGCGCGCGGACCTCGGTCGGTGTGCCTTCGATCGTCACTTGCATGGCGGCACTACTCGAGTGCGGCCGGAGTGCTTCCCGGGGAAGCGCGAGCGCCTGAGGTCGGTAGGTCGGCCATGAGCGAGATCGAAGTAGACCGAGGGCGGCCATGGACGAACCACCACCACTGGCACATCATCGCGCCCCTTTCCACCGAGGCGATGGACGTCCCGGGCGGCGTGCTGGTGAAGGCGGACGGGTCGCTGGTGCTCGTTCCGGATGCCGCCGTGTGCGCACGCTGGGTGCTCCGCGAGATCGAGGCGGACGAAGCAGAAGGCGACGAGGCTCGGCGCGTGTTGCACCGCGAGATCACGCTCCGCTACGACGGATATTCCGAATGCCGTGGGTTCAGCTTCGGACGATGGATGCCGATCGACGACCTGCCCGAGATGACGCCGGAGATCCTGGAGATGCTCGCGTCGAGCAACGCGGAGACCAAGCCGTGAGCAAGCTCCAGCCCGACAGTGTCCTGTTCCGGCGTCGTCGGCGTAGCCACGTATGGTCACCGGTGATCGCGCAGGTGGCACTCCTCGGCCTCGTGCTTGGCGCGCTACTCGGAACGCGGTGGGGCTGCAGCAGCACACCCAAGAGCCGGGCAGCCGCCGAGTCCACGCTCGAGCTCGACGGCTACACCGACGTCGCCATCACAGGCTTCTCCGCGTGGGCATGCGGCGGCGGCGGGTGGCGCACCGTCGAGTTTGCGGCGACCTCGCCGGCCGGGGAGCCGGTGACCGGGGCGGTCTGCTGCGGCGCCGTGCTGCGGGCGTGCTCGATCAGGACGGACGTGCCGTGATGGGTGCTCCTAGTGGCCTCACGATCACCAGCGCGGACCGCGACCGTCACCACCGAGCACGCCGACAACCGCGAGCGGCACCTCCGCGGATCGTGTCGTTTGCCCGCCAGCGGCCGACAGCGACGGAGGAACCGTTTGGCCGCGCTTACCGGCATGGTTTGGATCCGGGGTCGGAGAGCAGCGCGGGGCCAACGAAAGGCGCGAAGCTCGCGGCCGCCGCTACCGGCACACTTTATTTTGGAGCCACGGAATAGGCAGGCGTGGCTCGTGTTGGGCTCGACATGACGCAGGAAACGCGCACAATCCGCAGGACCGTGGCTGCTCTCATCGACGACGGGATCGGGATCGATCACGGCGAGGCGAACATGACGGAGATCGCCGAGGCCGCGGCTCACGAGCTCGACCACGACGAGTGGCTCGACGATCCAGATCACGAGGTCTGGGAGATCGTGGCCGAGATTGCCGAGGCGCGGGGCCTGCTTCGATGAACGCGCTCGTCGGCGAGATCCTCGTCTCCGTGGCCTTCTGGGGCCTCGGGCTCGCGTGGCGCTTCGCTCGGGTCTGGCTCCGGTCGTGGCTCCGCGGGCTCGTGGCCATGGACCAGGGCGGGACGTGAGCCGTGAGGCCCCTACCCGAGCGCATGATCCCGATGGCCTCGCAGACCGGCGGCGAGAACATGCGCAGGATCATCGAAGCCCCAGGCGAGTGGGGCCTGATGCTTTCAGCAGAGGGCGAGCACAACACCCGTGGGCTCCCGGACGATCGTCACGTCGGGCTCGACAACGGCGTCGTGACCCCGTGCAACCAGGAGGCTCGGCGTCGCGGCATGAAGGGGTTCCAGGACCTGCCGGCCGAGGACCTCGTCGAGATCTGCCGCGGCTGGGATCCGTCTCTCTACGAGACGATCGTGGCCAGGTTCGGCGACCGTGCGTCCTTCATCGTGCTCCCGGATCTGATCGCCGGAGGTCTCGACTCGCTCGAGCGCTCGGCCGAATGGATCTCCTGGGCGCTGGATCGGTGCGAGCGCGCGCTGATCCCGGTGCAGGACGGGATGACTGCCGCCGACGTCGCGCCGCTGTTGACCGAGCGCGTGGGGATCTTCGTCGGCGGCTTGACCGAGTTCAAGGAGCGCACGTCGCCGACCGTCTGGGGTCCGCTCGCTCGCGAGGCTGGCTGCTGGCTTCACGTCGGCCGCGTCAACACCGTCCGCCGGATCTGGATCTGCGGCGATGCCGGGGCGCACAGCTTCGACGGAACGAGCGTCTCTATCTACGGGAAAACATTGAGGAAACTCGACGGAGCGATCCGTCAGGAAAGGCTGTTTGAACCATGAGGATGCGCATCGGCCCGAAGGCCACCGACATGTCGTGCTCGCACCAGC